CTATTTTGAAGGCCACGCCTCGCGCAGCATCACGGCGTCTGCAGCGTGCCTGTCAGCCTGTTCCGCCACGCTTCGATATTCGTCCGCGCAGACTCCGAGTAGCTCTGCTGCGGTGTCGGCTGTCTTAGCTGCGGCGGACTGGGAATAGCTGGGCAGATCGGCGCGGAGGGCGTAGATGGTGTCGCGCAGCCCGTCAGCAGTACGACGGGCAGCAGCAGCGTCATTGCGCAGCTTGTTCTCGCGTTTCGTTGCATTGTTCTGTGCCTCCTGTAGCTTGTCGGAAAGCGCCTTTTCAGTAGCTCTAGCGTCAGATTGCGCCTTTGCTGTAGCTTCGGCGTGTTGGGCCTGGATGGCGGCAATCTGCTCACCCATGCGCCAGCCTTGGACGTTCCAAGACAGAATGCCGGCCAGGACGGCTCCGGCTATCCCTGCCGCTGCGTGCGTATAGATCATGCCCAGCCCTCCCGCCTCTGTCGTACGCGCTGCCAGACGAGATACCCGCACAGCCCGACGATCACCAGCAGCAGGATGGGGATCATCCAGTCGCCCAGGCTCGCCACGCTGTACTTCACATCGGCAACGGTGCGAGCGGTCTCTGCCACGGTAGCCACCGCAGCAGTACCCCCAGCCACCACGCCGGCCCTGTTGATGGGCGATTGCGTCATGCGGCTTTCTGGGTCTACCTGCTGCGGCATCAGCGGCATTGCGCCGTGTACCGGGTCGCTCACGTCATCCGGCACGGGCGTGAGATACAGCGCGGACTCCCTCGCTCGCCGGCGCGTCAGCCCGGCATAGACCTTGCCCCCCGACTTGTTCCACAGGCCGAAGGCCCGCGCTGCCGCTTGCTTGTCGCCTCGGTTGTGCGCCTTGAGCACCGTCGAGCGCGCGAACCCGGCTTGCCCGATGTTGTAGCAAAGGCTGACCATGGCATCGAACTCGTGCTGATTGGGCTTCTCGATGCACCCGGCGTAGACCGCCGCCTCGTAAGGCGCCACCTCCAGCGCCAGTCGTAGGTCCGCTTGTGCGCGGGTCATGCGGTCGCCCATCTTCACGCCCTTGGTGAAGCCGTAGCCGATAGTCATCCTATCTCCGGGCACGGGTATATACGCCTCGCCACGGAAGCCCTCGAACTCTTTGATCAGGGCCAGGCCCTGCGTGGATGTTTTCATCGCTCACCTCCCTTCGTCGGCTGCCGGTTGGCCGCCTCCAGGTTCTCGACCCGGAATCGCAGCAGCGCGATTTCGCCCGCGACGGTGGTTGCCTGGGTGTTCCCTGCCTTCACGGTGATCTGCAAATCCGCCACGTCCCGCACCAGCTGATTGACGCTGAACCACATGGACACCAGCGCCCACCCGACCGCCATGCCGATGCCCAGTAGCCACGGCAACGGGATGCGGAAATCGATCACGCGCGTGATGCGCTGGCCTTGCTCTTGTTCGCTCATGCAGCCCCTCCAGGCGTAAAAAAACCCGCCTGGGCGGGTTGTGTCGGCGCGCCCCACTGCGGGAGCACTGACCAAGTGACCGGCGCTCGCAGCTCGTAGCCCGGGATCGGGAACCACATCTGCGGCGTGACGGGGCCTGAGAAAACGTTGTCCACCTCAAAGCCCTTGCGAGTCTTGATGTGCAGCTTCCCGAGGATCTGGCGCGTGGTCAGCAAGAGCCATGCATCGCCGCTGCGGTAGACCGTGACCGACAGCCTGCCCTCGGAGCCGTGCCAGCGCTGGTACATGTTTGCAGGGTCGATGGGCATGCCCAGGCGCCACGCGCGGAACTCTCCACCGTTGCGGCGATACCAAGCCTTTCGGGCTGCGTGGCTGCGCGGGTGATGGCCCGGCGCCCAGTAGCAATGCTGCACGTCGTCCGGTTCCGTCCAGAAGTGCCCGATGGGTCGGCCGCTCTCGACCTTTCCGCCGGGGAACTCCCACGGCCCGTTGTCGCCGTTCGCGGTGATGTTGAGCATCGGTGCAATGTCATCGTCGGCCCAGTCAGGGCGTGCCTGGATCAGCCTGTCGTGCTCCCAGTCCAGGGCGTCCGCGATCTTGCCCGCGCGAAATGTGCGCGTCCGGAGCTTGGCCCACAGCAAGCCGTCCGAACGGTCGTCTGCTTCCTCGATGCACTCGATAGCCTGGGCATGCAGAGTGACTGGCACACCCGCGATGGTGAGTAGCTTGATGATGTTCACGGCAGTTCCTCCGACCAACCGGCCTCCACGTCAATGGCGGCAAGCGCCTCGGCGTCGTCGCCTGCGGTGTCGATGGCATCCTCGATGCGCTGGCGTGCGCCGGTTAGCGCTCCGTGGATCACGCGGTAGGCGTCGTCCTTTGCGGCGATGCGCGCGGCCAACTCGTCGCGGTCGATGCCGCGCACGGCGGCTGCGGCGTCAATCCACGGCGTTGCCGCTCCAGGATCGGCCAGCAGCGCGCGGGCCTCGGCGGTCTGCACAGGCCAGCTTTCACGCTCGCTCGGCGGGTAGCCCGATGCGATGATCTGCATGCGGCGCTCGTACTCAGCAGCAAGCGCGGTGCGCAATTCACCAGCCAATTCATCAGCGGGCGGGAGGTCGGGCGGCACATAGGTAGCCTCTACCCCTGCAATCATCGCTTCATGCTCTGCTGCGTCTGCGCCAAGGTCTGCACGCAGCATGGCAATCTGCTCAGGGTGGTTGCTGTATGCGTGACATTTGATAACCACGTCGTTTTCATCCACCCAGGTCGCTTCTATGGCGTGGGCGTTGTCGTATTTGATGAGTTGCTTGAGTATCATGACGATGATCCTTGAAGTACGTTGAATTGCAGTATCAGTGCGTCTGATAAGGTGTTTTCAGTTTCGTTTTTCACAAAAACCGAGCAAACGCCGGGTGCTACGTTAGTACGCACTCGATAGTTGTTGCCATTAGCTCCATAGGGCGTCACGGAGATAGTCGAGTTGCCGGTAATAAAGCTGTTGGTTAGGGCGAACCCAGTTTCAGTACCGGCACTAAGGGCCGAGTTGTTCATGGTGATCCGACCCGATGATTTATTGAGCGTCACTCCTGTGGTCTTGTTGGTTGCTTGCGTCACCGACCCACCTGCGCCAGGGCCGTAGCCGAGGGGGCCGGCCGTCGTCATCAGGCTCCCCTGCACCGTCAGATTGCCAGCAACCGTACCACCCGAGTTACTGACGAACAGGCTTGCCAGCGCCGCCTTAATATTCGCCCACGTCAGTTTCTTTAAACCCCAGGATGCCGCGCTATCAGCAATACCGAATTCATCAGCGTTGGCGGGTGTGGATTTATCAGCAGTCGCGTGGATTTGAGATGCGACGATATCGATCAGTTGCTCCTGCGATGCAACATCCTTCGCATTGACGCGCGTTCCTACGTGTTTCACGGCCGATTACCCCGTGATAGTGGCGCGGTACTGCCCGGTTGTCGGGGCCGTGGCGAAAGTGAGCTGCACGGTGTTGGCGCCGTTGGCTACCCAGTCGCAGAGCACCCCGGCATTAGTGGCCGCCTCGCGCACGCTGACCGTCACGTCTTGGGTATTGAGGTTGTGCGTGACGGTGATGGTGGTGGCTGTGCCGTCGCCGACGGTGGCCGAGGCCTTGCGCGCCACAACCCCAGCATCTACAGCAATGACGCCGGAGCTGATCGTGACGCCGTCGCCGGCCGTGTAGCTGGCACCGCCGCCGACCTGGGCGAACGTCAGCACCGTGGTGCCGATGGTGATGGGCGCATCCGTGGTCATCAGCCAGACCTGATTGCCTTGCGTCGCCCCTTCGGAGACGAAGACGGCCGCACCCAGCACTTCGGCGGCCGCATCGAAGTCGGCGGCCCGCGTCCAGGCCCCGGCTGCTGCCAGATAGATGCCATTGGCGGCGCCTGCCGACTGGTCCTTGACCAGCACGCGGTCACCAGCCACCACAGCCACGCCGTCAATGGTCTGCGCTCCGGACAGCGTGATGTTGGCCGTGGTAGCAACGCGCGCCGGGTCTTTCCACTTGTAGCCCTGCACGGCGGCGTCGAGTTGGGCCTTGGTGACAGCATCCTGCGGGCTGGTGGCATCGGCCAGGTTCTTGACTTGGTTGCCCGCCGCGTCGAGGTTGTTCGTGATCTTCATGGTTGATCCTCAGTTGCAATACGCGCGGCCGATCAACGGCACGCTGTGGGTGATCTGGGCGAGGTCGGCATCCAAGTACCGAACATCGGGGAAGAGCTGACCGCCGAGGTGGTCCACGACGGTGATTGAGGGGTGGCGACCGAGGTTGTGGGCGACGGTCCAGACGGCGGAAGCCGTTACCTGGTGATGCGTGTAGCCGCTACCACCAGGCGGCCCGGGCGGCCCAGCAATCACCAGCGCCATCTCGCCCGGCAACTCCTCGGGCGGGCGCGCCATGCGCAGCGCGAGCACGTCGGGCAGCTGGATTTCAACGTCGATCAGTTCAGGCACGGGTCTGCCCCTTTACGATGTTCACGGCCTGCGACGTGGTGTACACGCGCTCTCCGGCGGGCGACTCCAGACGGATGTCGAAGCTAGCCATGCCCAGGGGCCAGCCGCTGGTATCGAGCATGCGCAGGCGCAGCATGCGCGTGGTGGCGGGATCTACCCACTCCACGTCGAGCGTGGCGATCAGCTCATCCTTGGCGTTGCGCAGTTCGCTGGCGGGCTCCCAGCCCGCGAACTGACCGTCCGTGAAGCGGTCGGGGATGCGGGCTAGCAGGTCGAACGTGGCGCTGCGCGTGAAGTCGAAGGTGCTAATGGCACAGGTCATGTTCAGAGTCCCGTGGAGAGGCCGTAGCCGGGGAGGATGGAGTCGCCGTACACATCAACCGCTGCGGCCATAAAAAAAGCCCGCGTGGTGCGGGCTTGGTGAGTGATGCTGCAGTGCCTCATGGCGCCTCCTCGGGCCGGATCGGCGCATCAAGGATCTCGGCCGCGCGGCCCGCCGCGAGCAAGCCCAGCGCTTCGAGTTGCTCGACACCGGCGCGCGTGTCCGGGCGCTTGAGGTCGATGAACGTGGCGGCGGCCACGTCTGCCAGGTATGCGCGCAGCAATGCCGCTTGCTGGCGCTGGACCATCGGAGCGCTGGCGTCATCCACGCTCGCAAGCTCCAGCCCTGCTTTCTCGGGCAGGGTGAACCGGTTGCGAAAAGCCAACCGCGTGATTTGCCACAGGTGCCGATCCTTCGCCTCGCGCGCGGCCAGTTCGGCCTGATGCTCCGCATCCCACTCGGCTTGCGTCATGACCGCCAGCACCCCGGCAAGGTCGGTATCGCTCTCGTCCGGACACGTGCCAAAAAGCTCGGGCTGGTCCGTGGGATAAGCGCTCTCGCGCTCCCACTCAACCACGAGCCCTTGCACGGGCGGCAGCACCGGGCCATTGGCCGCAGGCTCCTGCGTGACAGGAATCCCAGTCACAGCGTCGATAAAAGTCAATTTGATGTACTGCATAGCTGCTCCTGTGCTGTTAGACGATGCTGCGGCGCATGGCCGAGCAGCCCCTGCTGGTGCTGTTTGCGGCATCGAACCAACCCTGGAAGTAGATATCCCCAGCGGCCACGCCCATTTGCATCGTGGCGGCCTCGGTCACTGTGCTCGGGTGCCGTGTGGATGACCACATGTGGATACCGTAGTTGCCAACCTCGAATTGCTGCCCGGCCAGGTGGAAGTCGCTGCCGAGGTCAGCCGTTACCGTACCTGGATAAGCCGATCCCTGCGGCACCGAGTTACGGTTTGTGCCGATCCCGTCTGCGGCCGCATAGCCCCACGCACCGGCCTGGGCCGCCAGCGCCACGTCCAGCGTCTGGCCAACGGTGCAGTAGTCGTCGTTATTAAGATTGCGCGCGATCAGCTCAATCTCGTCACGCGCCGGCAAGTACCAGTCGGTGTACCCGCCAATCGTGAGGTTGCGCGCCCAGTGGGCAAGCGGATACACAGTCGCATCGCCATCGGCCACCATGGCGTTCGTCGCAAGCAGGCCATCAGTGAGCGTGACGCATGCCGCAGGCAGTGCCCCGCCGCCAGGCTTGAGCGCACGCCAGTCTGTCAGCCGGCCCGAAGATTTCGGAGCGACGATGCAGCGGAATCGCGCCATGACGGACCAGTCGCTGAAAGTCCCCGATCCAGACACGGAAGTGACATTGATCGTGAGCGCGAGGCCATCGGCCGTCACCACGGTCCCCTCGAACCGATTGCCCGGGTTCGCGCGGCTGCGCACATCGAGCCTCTGCCCGACATACACCAGAGGCTTGACGAACATATCGTATTCAGGGTCCAGCGTGAACACGACGGACGCACCAGTGGCAATGGCCTTGGAGTGCGTCGCGCGTGCGATCTCCTGCCAGATCAGGCCCGCGTAGTAGCCGCCCTGGAACGCCTTACCAAACGACGCTGGGGTTGCCGCAGGCACGGGGATGTACTGGCCGAACGCTGCAGCGGTGGTGAACGGCGTTGCTCTCGACCACGCAGACCAGGTGCCACGGCTGCTGCGGTAGCGCACGCGCCACCAATACTGCGTCGAGGGAGAGAGCACGCCATTGGGCACGACGTAGCTGATCGAGCCCGCTATGGAGCCACTGTCATGGATGGGCGAGTGGAACGCATTGGCCGTGTTGATCTGCCATTGGCTGTTAGCGTGCGTGTTGCCCACATACACCGATGCGAATGTGCTGCCCTGCAGGGTGGTGGGCGTGTTAACCCCTGTTGCGCCAGATGCGGGGGAGACGTTCAGCGGAGTGGCAAGCTCGACCACGCCGGGTAGCACAGTCCAGTTGTCATTGGCGCCCGGCTCGCTGGTGGCCACATTGGCCAGATCCACGTTCAGCGCCCAAAAGAGGCCCGCATGGGACACCGATGCCGGGCGAGCGAGTGCCCCCACCAATGAGGACCACGGCCCCTTGTAGTGGGCCGTCATCATCGCTACGCCCGCTTGCTCGCGCGCCAGCTCGAACTGGGTTTCCGCAACGCCTGCCGCAATGTCTGAGCGGTTGGCGTGGTCCCGCGACAGCGCAGCCTGATACTCGCAGAAGGCGCCAACTTGGGTCACTTCGTCGGTCCACTGGTGCAAAGCCTTGACGTGCTCGAACGCCTTGGCGTCGAAGATGCCCTCATCGTCGTCGGGTGACGGCGCCTCGGGCAGTGGGGTGATGTAGGGCACGGCCATATCAGGTAGCTCCCAGTATTTCGAGTTGAAGAACGGAGTGGTTGTGGTACTGCAAGACCATCTCGGCGTTCTGAAAAATGCCAAAGATCACGGTGGATGCATACATCGTTGAGCCGACGAACAAGCACAGAGATGCGTCGATGGAGTCGAGGTAGTTCTGCAGCGCATCAACCTCGCTGCGAGCGATGATGGTTTCAAAGCTGCCCGTCTTGGCGCTTGGGCGCTTCACAAGACTGATGTCGCCGAAGTCGTTGACCTCGCGCCGACTGTAGATGCGCCGCCCCACCTTCGCACCCTGCAGCAGGCCAAGGCCCCAGGTGCGCGGCTGGCCCCACAACAGCAGGCCGACCGACAGTTTTGCCCCACCGACCAGGTCCACATGGAGCTTCGCTTTCGGATATGCGGGCATGCCCTCGAAGATGGCGAGATTCAGGCCCGGGGTGCGCTCGCCGAAATACCACTGCCACCAGCTGGAGCGCACAGGCCGGGCCCCCGGCGCGAGCGTCTTGTCGTAGACGACGCCTCGTACAGGGTCTATCAAGCGCACGCGGATGCTTGTGCACGAGCGCAGCTCCAGCGCGGCCACCATCCCTAGTGCGACTCCCGGCGCCAGCACGTAGCTGATTGCGTTGGCGCGTGAGGTGGCAGAGCTGTTGGTTCCGTCGAACAGGCGCCATCGGTTCGTTGCACGAACGCGCGTCCAGAGACCGTGGTTGGTCAACGGGTCTTTGCCAGCGTTGTCGGGCTCGTTGTTTTCATACACCGCGTGCGCGCGCATGACGTTAGCGCCGACGCCATAGGTCTCGTCCGCATCCCACTCGGGGGCGTCGTCCTCGGGAACATTGGACGATTCGAGCACCGCGTCTGTCACGGGCATGGGCTTCAGGATCTTGATGCCTTGAGCCATTCCTACCCCTCCTGCATAGCGATCAGCCCTTCGGTTCGCTCCTGCGATTGCGCCAAGCGCAGGCGCAGGCGCTGGGCCTCAAGTGCCAGAGCCCTGTTCTCTTCACGCACTTGGGCGAACTCTTCTCGCAGCGCCTCGACGATTAGCGACTCTCCGGCCCACAGCGGCTGTGCGAAGGCCTGCGGCACGACAACCTGCTGCCCGCCGGCTGCGGGGTTGTATCGCTCAGGGACTACGGCCTCGCCCTTGTGGAGCATGGCCAGCATGTCCTGCGGCACGTAGTTGGTGCCCGTGGCAAGCGCTGGGATGCCCAGGTATTTGCGGTAGTACCAGTCCTCGTACTCTTCATCCGACCAGCCGCCCAGCGGTGACCCGGCATCCAACCACGCGAAATACTTGCCGCCTTCGTATCGTCCACGCGCGCTGGCCTCGTCTTGCAGTCGCTTTTGCTCGCTCTTTGCGGCATCCGCATCCGCAAATGCCTTGAGCGTTTCCGCAAGGCTGCCCGCGAGCCACCCGCGCATCAGCGCAAGCTCGGCGGAGCTGGCCGCACGGTCGGGCAAGAGCGCGTCGATCTGCTTGGAAAGGCCGGGTAGCAGGCCGCGCGCATCTTCATCCCCAGCCCGGGCAGCAGCAGTTGCCGTTGCGAACTCGCCCATCAGGGCGTCGTAGCCCTTGTTGGGGGACGCTTCCTCCATGATCCCGCGCAGACGCTTGATCTCGTCTTCGATGGCTGACGTGAGGCCCTTGAGCGACGCCTCCAGCCCTTTTGCCGCCGATGCGGCGCCGCCGAAGGAGCCGCCAACCGACGACAGGCCGCCGCCGATGCTGCTTTTGAGGTCGAAGAGGTCGCCAGCGAGTCCGCCGAAGCCTTTGCCGAACTCCGCAAGCATGTCCGCGAATGCCGGGTCGTTGAGCAACCCACTGACTGCCTGCATCTGCGCGCGAGCGGCCTCCAGCACGTTGCCCACGACGGTGCCGACTGCCGCCCCTCCGGCGACCATGGCGCTTGCGGCCGCTGCGCCGCCTTGTGCGATCGACTGTCCCGCCACAGACCCGCCGGCAGCCGATGCGCTGCCGCCCATCACACCACCGCCCGCTACCGCGGCGCCGCCCGTTGCGCCGCCTGCCGCGAGTACGGCCCCGCTGGTCGTTGCACCCGCGATGAGCGGGGCCACGATCTGCGCCATGACCATGCCGGAGATGTTCGACAGCAGCGAGTCGAAGATGGCCGATGTGACCATCTCTTCGAAGCCCGATGCCCCCATGTTCCGAGCTTCGTTGGCACTGCCAGCGTTTTCAAGGATGTCGTCCAGCAGGCCTTTGACGGTGTCTGCTGTGATGCCGAAGGACTCCTTCGCGGCATCGGCCATCGTGCGCAGTGCGCTCGTCGCTTCGTCCGCTGCTGGCAGCACCTCGAATGCCGCATCGGAGAGGCCCATGAGCCGCGCTGCGGTTTCCGCGCCGGATTCGCCAAGCGCTATCTGGGCTTCGACCAATTCCCGGAATCCACGCTGCGTGTTGGGCATCTCCAGGCCCAGGCGCTCCAGCTCCTTGGACAGCGCGTCCTCCTTGAAGGCGTGCTTCTCGTCGTCGGTGTAGAACTTGTCGTAGTAGTTGGATGCGGATGCCGCGAAGCCTTGCAAGCCTCCGGACTCCTGGATGAGCCTGCCGCGCGCTTCGTCGGTCAGGTCGGCGAATGCAGCAACGCCGAAGCTCAGTGCGTCAAACGCCGTATTCACGGCGCCGATCTGCGTCACAACCGCGCCCAATGCGTCGAGGTCGAAGCTGTCCCCGAGGCCTTCCAGGCTGTCCTTGACCCATCCGGGGATGTCCATCTCGGTCATCACGTCGCGCAGGTCTTGCGCGGTGGCGGCCGTGAACTCTTCCCACCCCTGCTCACCATCCGAGAAGATGCGCGGCGCCCATTTGCTCTCGCGGTCGTCATTCCAGTTCAGCAACTCGCGGTCGCCAAGCGCAATGCGCAGCGCACCCCACGATCCGTCCTTGCTGGAGTCGTCCGCGAACCCCAGGGCCACGTCGTAGCCCGCCTGCTGGCCGAATGCCTTGGCGAAGCTGTCCAGCGTGCTGGCGATGGTCTGCGCCATGACGCCGAGCGTGCCGCGCACTTGCTCGTTGTCCTGCACCCACGGCATGCCCGAGCCGAATTGGTTGTCGATGTTGTCGTTGGGGTTGTAGCCGGGAAGGCCTTCCTGGTCGTCCAGGAAACCCAGGTTCGTGCGCAGCCCTTGCGAAGAACTCCACGCGGCAGAACCGCCGATGTGGGGCGTGCCGGAGTCGTCCATGCCCGCGAGGATTCCGCCCAAGGCGGCAATGCCAGCAAGTGCCCAGCCCCAGCCAGGGATCGCGGAGAGCGCACCCATGAAGCCGCTGCCAGCCGCCGCGCCTGCCCCGGTGCCTACGCCCGCCCAAGCGCCGTTGCCCGCGATCAGCGCGCCCAGCGCATCGCCGCCAGCCATGCCGACCGCATTTGCACCGACCAGCGAGGCCGTGGAGGCGCCAGCCGAAAGGCCCCAGATGGCTTGCGCGCCCGCGCCCACCAAGCCCGCGTTATTCAGCAGCGCACTGCCACCACCCGCGCCACCCATGGCCGCCGAGACAAGCTGCCCACCCGGGCCAGCACCCAGAAGCGCGCCGACGCCGACCTGCACGATAGGCTGCAGCACCAGCGTCGCGAACAGGCGCTTGAGGTACTGCGCCGCATCCTTGCCGCCGCCCATGATGTAGTCGGCCAGGGTGTCGCTGATGGTCTGCGCGGTGCGCTCCCAGTCCTTGGCGGCTTCGTCTGCGGCGCGCTTGTTGGCCTCGCGCGCTTCCTTGCTGCCGATCAGGCCCAGCAGTTCCCGGCGCGCGTTGATTTCGCGCTGGATGGCCTCCCAGCCTTCGGAGCCCTCATAAAAGCCAGCCTGCTTTTCCTCCAGGCGAGCGATGGCGACAAGCTCAATCGCTTCCGCCAAGCTGACGTTCAGCGCCTGCGAAAGCTCAATGGCCCGCGCCTCATCCGCCATTGAGTGGATACGATCCTGCACGGACTTGAGGGACTGGCGTGCAGCATCCTCTTGCGCGCGAATCCAAGCATCAATTCCAGCGGCTTCCCTGTTGCGCGCAGCAGCGGTCTCCTGCGCGGCCTTAATGGCCTCACGTGCCGCGACGTTCGCCAGCTCCGCCGCCTTGTGCTCGTCCAAGTAGCCTTCGATCACCGAGCGTTGCGCCGCAGTGATGCCCTGGAGCGATCCTTGCAGGTCTTCCGCGTACTTGATGCGCAGCTTCTGGTTCTCAGACAGCTTTGCGCCGCCGGCAATCTCGGCTTCGTTCTGAGCGATCTTCGTCTGGATGGACGAGATCAGCTTGTCATAGGTGGACTGCTCGGCCTTGGCGGCGCTGGCGCGTTCGCTGGAGGTCTTGGCTGCGGCTTTGCCGGCAACGCTCGCGTCCCAGGTGGTTTTGGCAAGTGCGGAAACACGCTGGGTGTATTCGTCCTGCGTGATGACTTGGCGGGCGAGCGCCTGCTCCAAGTCCTTTAGTTCTTGCAGGTACTGCTTATTGACCCCTGACTGGCGCATCCGGATTTCGAGCATCTTCTGCTCGCTCTCCTTCTGCTCCTGCGCCCAGCGGGCATAGGAGGCGCTGCGCGTCATGGTGGCGGGGATGTCGCGCGGGTCGCGCTGTTGTGCCCCCTCGCCCTCCAGCGCATCCCTCTCACGGCGGGCTTGCTGCAACGTCGCGATGTAGCGGTTGGTTTGGCCAATTTCCTTGAGCAGCCAGGCGCTTGTGCCTTCGGTCGCCGCACGCTTTTGCAAGTCCGCCAGCTTCGCCTCCGCCTCTTTCGTGGCCTTGGCGTTGTCGTACATGTTCTGCTCGGTGCGCTTGCCGACCAGCGTCATGTCGTGCATCGCGCTAGCAGCGGCCAGCATCTGACTGGCGAAGCCGCCGCCGTCCCCTCGTGCTTTCTCCATCGCCACAGACACATAGTCCAGCGCGCCCGCAGCACTGTTCATCTGATCCGCGATGAAATTGCTCGACCCACTATCGCCAGCATTCTGTTTCAAGCGCTCCCAGGCGGCGTCAAAACGGTTGACTGCTGCATCCAGTCGGGTGGCTGCTTTCTCTGCTGCCCCGCCCAGGTCTTCCTCAAGTGCTTCGGCGAACTTCGGCAGAAAGTCATCCGCAACGACTTGGCCCTGCTCCAGCATCTTGCCCAGCTCGGCCGTGGTGACACCCATGGCTTTCGCGGCGATCTGGAACGCGCCGGGCAAGCGTTCACCCAGCTGGCCTCGCAGCTCTTCGGCCTGCACCGTGCCCTTGGAAATCATCTGCTGCAGCGCCAGCAGCACGCCTCCACTTTGCTCGGCAGACAGGCCCATCACGGCAGACGCCTTGGCGATGGACTCGAACACATCCTTGGCCTTCTGCCCCTCCAGCGCTGTGCCTCGCGCTGCGGCCTGGAAGCCGCTGTACGCCTGCGCGGTGCTGGCAAACTGGAGGCCCAACTCACCGGTCACGCGGCGCAGGTAAGCGATCTCCTGGACGCCCTGGCCGCCAGTGGCGAAATTGAGCGTGGTGCGGAACCTCTCTGCCTGCGCGCTGGCATCGAATAGCGCCTGACCAACGCCCTTGATGGCTACCAGCAGCGCGCTGCCGGCGATGGCTTGCACCCCGGCGCGGGCGATGCCGGCCATGGATTGCGCAGATATTTCTGACGCATTGGACAACTTGTCCAGCTCCGCCCGCTCTGCCTTGTAGGCTTCAATCTTGCTGCCCACCGCCCGCGCCACTTCCTGAGCAGCTTGGCTCATTCCCTTTTGCTGCGCGATGTAGGCTGCCTTTGCGGCGCGGGTCTGGTCCAGCGCGTTGAACTCGTCCAACAGCGACTGGATGTACTTGCGCTCGGTCTGCGTGAAGCCATCGACGGCGCGCGACAGGGCGGCCTGCGAGGACACGGCCGATTGCGCGGCCTGGCCCATCTTGCCCAGCCCCTGCGCGGCGCGCTCACCTGCAGCGCCCACCTTATCCACGCCCGTAGCCGCTGCGCTCTGCCCCAGCGTGCTGACGCCTTGCCCGGCCTGTTTGGCGGCACGCTCCACGCTTTGCAGCGACTGCTCAACCTTCGGCCCACGCGAGGCCAGCTCATCGAGCGACTTGATGCCGCGCTCGACCCCACTGGTGTCCATCGCCAGGCCGATGGATTCAACGTCAAGTGCCATAGGGGCGCCTCAGAAATACAAAAGGCCCGCCGAAGCGAGCCTTGGGAAAAGAAAACCGCCCGAAGGCGGTCTATGTGTGATTCAGTGCTTTTACTGCGGCACCAGCGCCGTATTGCAGTGCTTGCACTTGCGCGCATCTCTGCGCACTAACTCCCGGCAATCGGGGCAGCGGACGTGGGTCTGATCGGTGATGGGTTGTCCAGCCTCGTCGCGTGGCAATGCGGCTTTGCCGACCTTTGGCAAAGCCGCAACGATCACGCCACCGACAAGCGGGGAGAGCATTAGCGAAATGATGAACCATCCAAAGGCAAATCGCCCCTTGGAATGCGCCCAGGCCGCCACCGCAAAACATAGAGCCACCCAGCCGATCAATATCTCCATACCGCCTCCATACGTTGATGACGCGATATTACTTCGCATGGATGGCCGACAGCGCCGCCCTTCCATCACCCGCCTTCTGGCTTCGGCGCGAACTCGCGCATGGTGGAGATGGCCTCGGCCTCCATAACCATCAAGTCCTCATGCAGAGAGTTCCAGGCAGAATCATCCAGCCCAAGGCGATCCATCAGAGGATAGATAGATGCCCATTCGAGACCAATTGGGACGCCACCCATTGGCGGAATCCGCCACCTCGTGCCCACCAATCTGAAGATTTGCAGGGCGCGCTCGTTGTCTGGCCAGATTTCTATGACGACGGTTTCATAGTCCTCAAGCTCAAACCCCTCGGAGCGCGCTTCGGATTCTGTAATCGGGGGCTCATAGAGCGCGCGCGAGGCGGCAGCTAGTTTCCCAGGCGGCCGTGGAACATCGCGGCATCGTAGGTGCCAAGGATCGCCTGAATCGCACCGGGGAGAACATCTTCCAGGGCCAGGAGGTTGTCGGCTGTGAAGGCGTCCTCCAACTGCCAGCCGGAGACGCCCTTGGTCACCAGCGCGGCCGCCTCTTTCATGCGGTCACCCACCATCTGCGAGAACGAGAATTCGGCATCCTTCAGGGGCTTATCGTTGTCGCGCAGGTCTTGAAGGTGTGCGTCACGCAGGGCCAGCCACTCGGACTTGCGCATGCCCTTCGCGCGCATCTGCAGTTCCACCGACGTGCCATCCAGGCGCGGCACGTTCACAGGCATATCGAATTCGGGGGCGATGCCGCTCAGGCTCTTGATGCTGGCGGCAGGGATGGACTTTTGCTTGTCGGCTTTGCTCATGATGATGTCTTTCGCAGGAAGAGAAAATTGCCCGTGCGCACCCCGGCCGTCCCTGCGAAAGGAACGAACCGGGGTGCGTCGGTGCTGGGTGATGGGCTATCGCCCGTGGGATCAGGCCGCGTAGCGGGTGCTGATGTTCTGTGCGTTGAACGTGCCCTTGACGGTCACAGCCTGGCCTTCGGTCAGGGACTCTTCTTCGTTGAAGCTGACCTTGGCGGGGATCAGCGACACGGCGCCAGTCTTGGCGCGGCGGCGAACCACGGTGTCGGCGTTGGTGTCGCTCAGCGTCTTGAGCGCCTCGTAGGCGGGCGTGCCGATCATGTCGGCGTCCATGTCAAAGGTGCGCTGCACGGCGTTGAAGCCGTCGTTCAGCACGATTTCCACGTCCGACTCGATGAACTTCACGTTCACGGTCTTGGCGTCGCCGCCGCTGGAGCTGTGGTTCATCGTGCGGTCCAGGTCAACCCAGGTGCTGACCTTGCGCGCGGAACCGGCGCCGCCGCCTGGCGTGAACAGCTCGGTGTTGCTGGTGTCGATCTTCTCCAGCACAAAAGCGTCTGTGGTGACGGACTTCACGCGGGCTGCGCGGAAGTTCAGTCGGCCCCAGCCGCTGTAGATGACGAGGATGTCGCCGACGCTGTAGCCGTGGGCCGTGCTGGAGCACGACGCTTCGGCGGCGTTGGTGATAGCGGTGATGGTCTTCGCGGATGCGAGGACGGTGGCGACCGCGTGAACGGTCCCATTCGGAGTGCGTGCCATAGTGGGCCTTTCAGAAAGTGCCCCTTCCGGGGCGATTTCTGCGAGGCGTCATGGCTGCGAGTCCCTGGCGGGAGTGGCAGGCCTGCGAGGCAGGGTTAGAGAAAACGGTGGAGCTACTTCTGGGCTTGCTGCTCAAGCCAGCGCTCCCAGGCGCCGATGCAGCCTTTGATGAGGCGGATCAGCGTTTGGTGGAGTTCGCGGGTGGTGGGCGACATAGGCGAATCTGGGTGTAAAAAAGCCCGCCGCGACGGATCGGGGCGGGCAACCACGAAAGGACGTGTGGCAATCAGTGCGGCAGCAGCGATGGCTGAAGCTCGGCTTCCAGCCGCTCGCGCTCGGTGGTGAAGTACGGGATCTCGCGCTTGCGCTCAAGCATCAAATGGCTGCCGAAGCTGGCGCGCACCTTGGATTCGACTTCGCGGGCAATCAGTGCTTGCATCTGCTGCCACAGGTTTTGATCGCGCTGGTTGAGCGCATCACGCATCCGGTAGAACTCGCGCACCAGGGCGACCTTGAATTGCAGCACCTGCGGCGTGTTGCGAAGCATGGTCATCACAAGGGTGGCTTGTCGCTCATTGAGCAGGGCAAATTCTGTCGGCTTGCCGCGCGGGTTAAATCGCAGCTGAGTTGCGATTACCCCGAACTCGGCCAGGGTGCCGGCGTGCGCGCGCACCAGGCCGATCACGTTGCGGTGTGGCACCTTGAAGCCGCGCGCAATCACCTCAGTGGAGGCCAGCGGCTCGCCATTGATGACAGAAACGATGGGGGCGTGCATAACAGTCCTTTCGCGCGCACAAACAAAAAAGCCGCCTCAGCGGGCGGCTCGGGGTCGTCCGGTCTGCGCCGGCTCAAGAATTCAGGTGGCGATGAACGCACTCCAGTACACAGACACCGGCACCGCCCACCACGGCTCATCAGCCATCGGTGAGGCGATGCGCGGCGTGTCCACGATGTCCACGCGCACAGCGCCCTCGGTCAGCATTAGCACCGGGGCGAAGTGGTCACGGATCAGCTCGGCGCGCTGCATGGCAGCCAGGCGCCCCGTGTTGATGGGCGCGTGTACAGTGACCTGGAAAATCCCGCGATCCAGACGCAGCGTGCGCTCCAACGCCAGATCGCGGGGGGCATTGATCAGGTGGTTCACGCGCTGCCACATGCTGGAGGGCGGGGTGAAGGTGACGTTTTCCCACGCGGTGGGCAGCTGCGGGGACAGGGCCAGCAGGCGCTTTTCGAGGGCGCTTTGGATGGCGGCAATGCTCACTTCAGCCCTTTCACAGCCTCGGCCAGTGCATCGCCGTAGCGCTGCACGGTCAGGCGCACCATGCCCTGCGGCGCCTGTTGCGACCAGCCCCGCTCCAGGCGAAGTGCATAGGGGACTGAATTACTCAAGTAAATTGTCTGCCCGGGCTTCCAGCCCTGCAATGCAGCTTGCGCGCGGCCCTTGGCTGAGTCGCCTGTTTTGTCCGGTGCAGCGTCGGCGCTGGTGTTGATGGCGCCCAAGCCCACGGCCCAGTTGCTGCGAAAGCGCCCTGTCCGAACTGGCGAGGTGTCAATCATCATCCCCTGCAGCTCGAACGCGGTCTTTCGCACCACGATGTGCGCCTTGTCCTTTGCGCGCTCGCAGAGCTTGTTGAGGTTGACGGCAAAACCCATGGTCAAGCCCTCACTTGCAGCGTGTACAGCACCACACGCCCCGCAGGTGCCAGGGTATCCACCGAGATGACGGTGTAGTTCTTGCACTGCCAGGTGAAGGCGTCGGTGGCGCGCGGCGCCCAATCGAGCTGCGGGGCAACGTAGGCTTTGTGGTCGCCGCGCAGGATCGTGGTGCCGTCGATCAGCTTTTCCGGGTACGGGAACACTGCCGCAGTGCCGGTTTGCACCAGCGGCGCCGGCGCGGGGTCGAACGTGCCAGTGTCCGGGTTGTAGCTGCCGCTGCCTTCGCCTTGCCTGGCGATGGTGCAGGCAGCACCGGCATTGGTCAGCATCCGCAGCGCGGCGGCAGCGGTCTTGTCGTAGTCCTTGGCCATCGCGTCAGGCCCGGATCAGCTTGACCATGCCGCGCCCGTCGATCAGGCCACGCAGCAGGGCATCAATGACGCCGAACTTCACCTGCCCGCCGTTGCGAGGGGCGGAGTACGTCGTGCTGATAGGCCCAACGGTTTCGCTGCTGATGCTCACCGGCTCCACGTCCTCGAACAGATGGCCCGTTGACGCCCGCAATGCCGCCTCGCAGCAGGCCGATTCAATCTGTGTATGCACAGGGTTGAGGTACTCGGGCCGGATGCTGTATGCGCTCAGCAGGTACTGGGTCGCGCGGCGCAGGTAGGTTTCCCTTTCTTCCGGCGCGCCGCTCCATGAGTGGCCCATCTTGAGCATGTAGGCGTCGGCATGGGCGACAGACACCAGCGAGTCGAAACCATCGGCGGGCGCGACGATCAGCATGGGGTCAGCCTTTCAGCAGTGCCAGCAGCTCGGGGCGGCGGGCCTTGGGGTCGTACTCGATGCCGCGCTCATCCAATGCATCGCGGATTTCGGCCACGGACAGATAACCGTTGCCGTCGGCGTCCGCAGGGTCTTCCGACGTTTCGCCGCTCCTGGCTTCAGGGGCTTGCCAGCCATCGGGCGCAAACGCCGCATCCACGATGCGGTAGCCCTGCGCGCGCAGCTCGGCCTTGCGCTGCGGGCTGCAGGGGTGCGGCTCATACCAAACAGGTTGCTCTTGCATGGCGTTTTCCTTGCAGTGACGCGCCGGGCAGTGGTGGCCGCCCGGCGCTTCTGGGTTTACTTGGAAGCGTCGCCGATGGTGATGACGCCAGCGCTGGCCTTGATGGTGTTGGCCACCAGGTCCCAGTTGGTGCCGGTTGCCAGCTCGGCGTTGGTCGGGCTCTTGCCGCCGTTGGCGGTGTCCCAGGTGTAGCCGCGCAGGCCCAGGCCGAAGGTGTAGTCGGCCTGCATCGTGGTCTCGATGCGCTCCTTGCCGTTGGTGGTCTGGATGTTGGTCACCAGGTCGGAGCCATCGGACACCACGGCAGCGCCGTTGACCAGCGACAGCACCTTGGCCTTGTCGGGCGTGCCGGCGGCGAACAGGGCGGGTGCGTCGGTGACGATCACGGCCTTGCCCAGGATGTCCACGATGGTCACGCCGCTGAAGCTGAACAGGCGCTCAGCATTGGCCAGGTTCTGGCCGATCAGCTTGTGGTACATCGCACCGGTCATCACCTGTGCCACGATGCGGGCCGAGGCGTCGCCGAACTTGGCGTGGGCGTTGTTGATGGCGCTGTAGGTCACGCCAGCGGTCGCGCTCACGTCGTTGGTGGCGCCAGCCTGGTTGCCGATGGCGGCCACCAGGGCAGCGATGGCCGTGTTGAGCTGGTCGCTCATGATGGCCTCGGATAGGTTGCGCGAGATGACTTCCAGCGCTTCCTCGGGCGACTTCTGCACCCAGCTCAGCTGGCCCGGCTCCCACAGGATGGGGCCGAAACCGCCGGCGATCTTCACCGAGTCGTACTGCTTCTGAGACAGAGGGGTGGCGGATTGGGCGTTGTTCGTGGCGTAGCGGTCCACGCGGCGCTGGGCGCCATGGATGCCGGCCCAGAACGATTCCTGGAGGAAATCGCCGTCGATGCTTTGCGTGGTCAGCTGGATCGCGCCAGCGGACGCGGCATTGAACTTGCCCACGTCTTGCGCCAGCGTTTCGATGGTGGCGCGCTTGAGGTATTCGTTGAACACCTTCATATCGGACAGTGCCATTTTTTAGCCTTTCTTGCCTGTGTCAGGCATTGGTCATTTGCTTGATTGCGGCGAGTCGGTCGGCCTTGCTGCCGCCGAAGTCGCCATTGGTGGGCCTGCCACCGCCAGAGCTGGTCGCGCCACTGCCCGAGGCAGTCGCAGGGAACCAGTGCGGGGCCTTGTCCTTCATGCCTTCAAGCCACTCCATCGGCGTGAATGGCGTCTTCCCGTCCTTGCCGAGCACAGGCGATCCGTCCGCGTCGAATTGCACGGCACTGCCGTTCTCATCGAGTGTGAACATCGAGCGGGCGCGAAACAGCGCATCGTCGATAGCGTGCTGGTGCAACCCGGCCTTGACTGCGGCGGCGCGAATGGCGTCATCCAGCACGCGGCCCTGAAAGGCTTGTGCGCGCTGGGTGGCGGCCTCTGCGGCCTGCATGGCGGCGGCCAACTTCTTGTCGTAGTCGGCCTTCATGCGCTCGGTGCGTTTGTTCAGGACTTCATCGACCTTGCCGGCCTGAATCAATCCCGCTTCCTCATCGTCGGAGAACCGCTTGAGGATGTTGCGCACCGCGTCCGGGTCGATGCCGTCGAAGCGCTTCAGATTGTCTTGCGCGGCCTGGAGCCGCTGAATCAGGTCTGAATTCTTCGCTTTCAAGCCGGCCACTGCGGTATCAATCGCGGCCTGCACGTCCACCGATGGCGTTTGCTGAGCATCGGCTGAGCCGCCGCCCGCATCTCCGCCCTCGCCCGACTGGGCTTGCATGAGTCTGGATAGGAGTCGCTGTTTGAAGATAGGCATGATGGTTTGCCCCTGGAGGGCTTTGGTTGTGGAAAGGGCCGAACCCGCGAAAAGGCCCGACCGGATCGGGCAACAAAAACCCGCTGCGGATCGCTCCGAGCGGGTTTGTGGTGGCGGCCTTGCGGCCTAATTCAGGTTGCCGGCTTGGGCCGGCTGGGCATCATCGGACTGTGAATGCCGCGCTTGTGGCAGTCCAAACACAGCTTGTCGTGAACGACCGTGCCACGGTGATACTGGCCCTTGCCGTCGATCCACGATCCATTCACGGCAGTGAACATGGTGCGGCTGCCGCACTTGTTGCACTGCAGCCATCCCTCGGGCCTGGGCATGGCCTTCACGCGCTCGCGCACGGCCTGCACAGGATCGGGGGCGGTTTTGGGAACCAGGGTCAGCTTCGCGCGCATGGGGCCATGTTACAGGCCGGCGCGTTTGAATATCTCGGAGTCCTTCTTGCGCAGCTGGTCAAGCGACAGCACCACGCCTTTGTTATTGGTGAACCTGTCCACGTCAATCTGGTTGGCGCGGAACAGCTTGGCACGGGTGGCGCCAAGAATCTGCTTTTGCACGTCTTGCGGCTGGCCCCGCAGCCAGTCGGAAAACGTCAGGTCAGCCGCTACCTGCCCATCCTTGGATGCTCGCGTGCCCCCCTTGACGACCACCTCGGGCAGATCAATGCCCATCTCGCGGTACGTCTTCAAGACGGGTTTGGCATAGCTGCGGCAGTTGAAATGCCTGGGCGGGATTGGCCCCTTGCCCACGGGAAAGCGCTTGCCATTGAGCGACGCGCACGTCAACGTCGTGCGCCCGTCCAGCGTGGCGGTGAACTCCCATCCGGCCATGATGTCCTCGTTGGCCTCCAAGCTGCTTTGCTGCGCGACGTTGGCCATGTGGTTTACCGATGTGCGCAACAGCGTTTCCACATGCCGGCGGGTGTTGTCCATCAACCCATCGGCGTAGTTCGTAGCCCGCGTGCCTCGGATGCGCTGCACCATCTTCGCTATCGGCTCGCCCTCGACCATGCCCAGGCTGATGGCCTGGCGGATCAGCTTGATGCGATCTTCGCTCACGCCGTTCAACAGTTGCGCCACAGGGGCTGCGCCGTCCTTAGTGATGCGAAACGGCTGGGCATACGCTGCGGCATAGACCTGATGCACGTTGACCGTGGCGATGTGCGTGCCGACCGGCGATGCCGCCGTCAGCACCTGCGCCTGGTAGGCTGCCTCATACTGCACCAGGGCCTGCAGCTCCTGCGCAAGCTCACGCCCCACCTGTTCAAACGCTGCCGTGTTGGTGGCGCGCACTGCGTACAGCAGCGATTCCAGCCGCTCGATACGCTCCAGGCTCCCAGCCCCCTGCAGGGCCATTTCCAGCTCCGACAACAGCCGGGTATCGCTGGTGTTGAGCAGCTTGATGATGCGGTACACCACCCCATTGCTGTACTGCGCCAGCGCCACCTGGTGGCGGATCGCCTCCCAGGCCAGCCAGTCCTCAGCGGTCGCCACCCAACGCCCCCAGGGCCGGGCCTTCTGTGCTCACGGCCTCCAATTCATCCTCCGGCACCAGATCAGGCGACAGCAAGGCGCGGCGCTGGCTTTCGCGGATCACCGTCTCCTTGGTGATGATGCCCGCTTGCTGCAGCGCCAGGATGGCCTGCGAGTCCTGCGCATTGATCGGGGCTGCGAAGTCCTTGTACAGCGACAGGGTCCCGCCTTTGGGCTGCCCCAGCCATTGCGCGGTCAAGTCCAGCGCCCGATCCAGCGAGTCCTCGAACGTCTCCACGATGCGTTGCAGCTCGGACTTGTTCGCCTCGGCGTCATTGGACGATTCGGTGGCCGTGCGGCTGCCGGGCTGGCGGGTCAACAGCTCGGCCCCGGTTTGCAGCATCTGCGCTTCCAGGGCGTCCAGCTCGCTGCGTCCCACGGTGACCGACTCAGCCGACCCTTGCACCACCTTGGCGTCGCCGCCTTGCGGCAAGCTCAGTGCATAGCTCGATCCGCTGGTGATGGGCGAGTCGCTGTCAATGCCCGACACCACCAGCAGGCGCTTGCGGGCGAAACGCGCGGAATCGTCCTGATCGGACTGCTCGCGCCAGTGCTTCGCGTTCAGGTGCGCCAGCTCCAGCAGAGGGGGCAGGCCAACCATGAAGCCCTCGCGCGTGCCGTAGAACGGGACAAACGGGATCTCGGTCAACGGCGCCATGCTGCCTTGGTCAATCAGCGTGTACTGACCATTGCCGCCTTCTTCCCACAGCTCAAACGCCCCCGGTGTATAGACGCGCACGCGGTTGACGGTCTTGACGCCGTAGTCGCCATCCGGCACTTCCTCGGTCTCTGTGATCCGCAGTTGGATCAGCGCTGGCAGGCCGTTGACCTTGCCGATTTTCCAGCCCAGGATGCGGTCATGCTTGATATGCACCCAGTAGGGGCGCGCTCCCATGGTGCGCTCATCCGCCTGCGTGCGGGCCGCGCCCTCGGTGCGGGTGTAGTCCACGAGGATGCCGCCATAGCCGTGCGTGATGGCCTCGTGCATGAGGTCAGCAGCGAATGCGTGCAGGCTGCGGCCCTCGCCGTCGATGTCTCCAATCCACTGAGCCACTTCGGGCGGAACATCCTCGCCCAGCACCAGCTCCTTGGAAAACGGCTTGCCAGCCATCACCGCAGCAGTGCGGGCGAAAGCCGGAAACAGCGTCGCCGTGCTCAGGCGGTAGGCGTAGTCCTCGGCGTCCTCACGCGGCTGCTGCGGCAGGTAGGCCAGGCCAGCAGCGCGCATGGCGGGCGTGCCACCCAATAGCGCGTCGATCAGGGGCCAGTGCTTCGCCATTGCCTGTACGGCAGGCGAGCGCTCATGGATTGCAAGTGCCATAGGGGTTACATGCGAAGTGGGGAAACGGATGCCGTGCGCTTCGCGGCCAAAACCCGGTAGCGGCACTCGTCCGCGATGTGGTCCTCGGCCTCAGTGTCGATATCGTCAGGGTCGCGAGAATCGCGCGGCAGGCTGGGGACGGTGCGAATGAAGTCCCGGCAGTTGTCCATCACGTACAGGCCCGGCTGTTCGTTGCCTTGTGCGGCGGCTTCCAGGCGGGCGCGGATCAGCTCCCAGCCGTTCTTGCGGCTGCCTGGCTTCTTGTCGGCCACTGTCCAGCGAACACCAGCTTTTTCCATGTTCTGCCCGATACTGATGTCGTCGGTCACGGCATAGATAGCGGAATCAGCCGGGCCGGGGTGAACCTTCAGCCGCAGGGATTCATCGCGCCGCTTGATCTCTTGCGCAACCGCAGTTGCCGTCATCCGAAGGCCCTCATTTGGTTTGCCGGTGCAGCCGTACCACTCATCCATGCGAATCAGGGTGCCACGCGGGAACACTCGCTCCACGCCGCCCGCCTTGACCGGCAAGCCATTGCTTTCCGCCCACCAGCCCACGCTGAAGGGACGGCTGCTGCCCCAGTCGAACGCGCGGTCAACACGCCAGTCCGTCGGGATTTCAAAGCGCGGCAAGACGTGAATGTCACGCTGCCACAGATCGTCAAACATGCCGCCGCTGGTGATGTCCCAGCTCCCATGCAGCCATGCCTTGCGCTTGTTGGGGTCGGTGATGGCCCGAAGTGTTTTCAGATACTCCGGGTCAATGAATTTGTTCTCCGACACTGCTCCGAAGATGCAGACACGCGCCTGGCCTTCGTCGTTGTAGATCGGCGTGCCGTAGGGGGCCGGGTCGATGAAGTACGCCTTCACCCAGTTGTGCCCCACGCCGTAGGGGTTGGTGGTGCTGCGCACTTGCAGCGGCAGACCGCCAGGGCGGGATGTCCGGTTGCAGGACATCATGCTTTCGTAGCAGTCGATAGATGACCAACTGGTCAGCTCTTCCCATCCGATGAACGGGTATTCGTGTCCGTGGTAGCTCCAGTAGTCATCTGGCGTTGCGAACACGCGAAACAGCAGCTCCTCGCCGTCTGGCCATACCCACTTCAGAGCGCCCTGGCCGGCCAGAAACTTCGGCCGATTGGCGGTGAACTGGTTGAACCAGCGCTTGGACTTGGTGATGATGTCGTCCAGGTGCTTGTACTCACGCCTAAAGATCACGCCGCGCCAGTGAATGCCGTAGCCCTTGCCGCAGTGCTGGGCAAAGGCCATCAGCATGGCATCAGTCTTCCCCGGCCCTCGGGTGCCGCTGTAGCAGACCTCCCTCAGCGGGCACTGAAGAAATAGGTCTTGGCTGCCCGGCTGGGCTTGCCATACCTTGTCATACATCGCCTGCCTGCAAACTCGCCTGCTGCGCCTTGGCGGCCTGCTCCCATTCTTCAGGGGACATGACGCCACCCACCACCAGGACGCCCTGCTTGCTGGTGACTTCAACCTCCGACTTTTCAGACCACCTGCCGCGCGTCTTCATCCAGAAAATCTGCGCCGTCACGTTGCCGTCCATGCATTGCTGGAACAGTTTGCCGGCAACCTGCGCCGTGGCATCAATCGCCGCCGTCTCCAACTCTTCGCTGTACAGCTTGCGCAGCGTGGTTTCCGACATGCTGCACGTCTTGGCGATGTCCGAAGCCGGCACGCCCACTGCGGCATAGCTCTTGATTCTGCGGGCCAAGTCTTCCGAACGCTTCACTTCCGGGCGGCCCGGGCCTCTTTTTTTAGTCGCCATTTATCGCCTCAGCGCGAATATCTCAGCCGGACTGATGTACAGCTCGCCCTTTGGAATGCCAAGGTGTTTCATGAGCTTTTCTTTTTCGGCCTGGTCTTTGCAGACCACGGTCACATAGTGATCCGCGCTTTGGCTCACGCGCTTTTCCTCGGTCATCGCCTTGCGGTCAGCTTTGATGGTTTCCAGCGCGCCTTTAACTTCCTTCACCGGGGCGGCGTCCTCGAAGAACGATTCCACGCCCTCGACGCCTTCCATGATGAATGCAAGATCCATGCGCTCGAAGCCCATGTCTTCAAAGCTCGCCAGCTTTCCAAGCTCGGCCAATAGCTCACCGTCCCATGCGCCTTGCAGGTTCTGGTTGTTCAGCCGCACCAGGGCCTTGGCCTCTTGCTCAGGCGTCATCTCAACGATGCTGGCCTCGATCTGGTAGTCGTTCTTGACCGTCCCATCGTCGGCTTGCTGGTACTTCTCCAGGAAGTCGATGGTGTGCAGGCGCTGATGCCCGCCTACCAGGTGGCCGGTCACGCGGTTGAGAACGGGCGTGTCCATGACGCCGATCTCTTTCACGCTCGCGCGCAGCTTCTTCCTGGCCGATTCGCTGATGGTGCGCGGGTTGAGCGGGTGCTCCTTGATCGTGGAGCGCCAGACCAACTCAACCGTGCCGCTTTGGTACCTCGTCTTCGCCATACATTGCCTCGCGCGCCAGCGCAGCGCCGATTTCCGGGAACGCCTGCGCAATCTTGTCGTAGTCCTGCGGATAGTGCCGCTTGATGGCTGCGATGTCTTTACCTGCAAGGCTTCGGAACGAATGCCCAAGCACCTTGGATTCGGGACTGACGCGCAGCCGATGGGCGGCGATGTATCGCAGCACCGCTTCTTTCGACCAATACGCCAGCGGGTAGAACCTGCCGCGCTTTTGATCGATCGAGCCACTGCGCTTGATCATCGCGTTGCGCACGATGCTGTCTTTGGCACGCTCGCCCGCTGCGATCCAGTGGCAATCGAACGCCTGGCGAACGTGCGCGTAGATGTCGCTCACCACCACCTTGGGCAGCGAAGGATCGGGCTTGCAGTACACCCCGACTCGGTAGAAGTCGCTCAACTCGAAATGCGGAATGCGGTAAATCTCGACGCCGTAACGGCTCTCGGCCCAGGCCAGAATTTCCTCTTGGAAGCTCAGGCCGGGCACCTGGTACATGAACACGACATGCACGGCCTGGAAGTGGCGCGCGCACAGATCGAGCGTGACGGCGGAATCCTTGCCGCCGGAGTAGAAGCAGATCACGCTGTCCGTCAGCCGCGCCTGGCGCTGGATGGCGGACAGCAGGGATTCAGCCACCAGACGATCCGGCGCCTCCACGGCCAGCACGACGGGCACGCATAGCTGCCCGCTCACGGCGAATGGTGCTGGCCGAGCGGCCGCTTGCAAATTGAACTCGTCCGCGCATATCGGAACCCTTTCAGTCGAAGCAACAAAAAAGGCCCTTGCGGGCCTCACTCAAACACCGGACGCTTGTCGGTGTATTTGATTGCCCCCTGTGGGGGCGGATAGTTGAACAGCCAGTCCGTATCGTCGTTGGCGATCGGAGCCAGCTTGTCATCCGGAATGTCGAACAACCCCAGCCGACCAATCACCTTGTCAGGGCGGCAGAAGTGCCGGGTCTTCACGACCCAGGCATAAGCGCCCTCGTACAGGTCACACATGGCGGCGTCTTCGTCATCCTCCGTCATGGGCCTGCAATCGAGCAAGTCCACCACGCCGATGATGCAGCCGGCGTGCATCAGGCGATGCACCTTGTCCACGGCGTCGAACCAAAACATGTCCTTCGGCGCGCTGCTGGCGCAAATGACCAGCGGCCCGCGATAAGGCGTCGCCCATGTGCGCGTCTCGATGGTCTTGACGCCCTCGACCAGCAACGTGGCCCACGGCTGGCGCACTGACAAAGCTTTCATTCTTCCCCCAGCATCTGGGCAGCCAGGCGCAACACGCGCAGGTACGCCACCGCATACCTGGGCACCTCCAGTTGACCAGTGGCCCACCGGCTGACAGTGACCGGGTTAACCCCCAGCTCACGCGCCAGCCGGCCCTGCGACCAGCCGATTTCCTTGAGTGCCGCCTTCAAATCCGCTCCATTCATGCGATCCATTATACATGGCGCATATACTGGAGCGGTAATTTTTAGCATTAAGCCAATTGCACCAATGCAAACGGGGCTTATTCTGGCCCCGCTGGATTGCTTGCTTCGCTGTACGCCAGATCGCCCGCGACAGCTCACGGGTAGGAGACTGCCCGAAGGCTCCGGCGTCTGGCTGCCGGGTGGTAGTGGGGTGCCGCGCCCATGGGCTGGCCATCCTTTGCGGATGTTGGGGGATGCGCCCAGGGCGCGGCGAAAAGAAAGCCGCCCGGTATCGCTACGGGGCGGCTGGGGTGGTAGTTGCCGTGCTGGGATTCGAACCCAGGGAGACCAGCGTATCGGCCCAAGCGCCACGCCAATCCCTCTAGCTTGGTCACCCTTCGGCCTCTCGGGCACACGGCTGAAACGAAAAAGCCCGCGAGCGTTTCGGCTAGCGGGCTTCAAAAATCGGGGGCGAGTTCACCCATCTACTTCTCCCCACGTCGCTACAGGCGGTGCGCCAGGCTGTGGCGTGGTGGCATTCGGCAGAGGTTCGCCGCGCGACTGCCTCAGCAGGCAGTGCAATCGACGCTTTTACTATATCACGAATGGAACTCGCTATGTGCAATTCTTAGTACTGGCTGATATGGGTGCAGATTCTCCTTGGCGCGGGCGTATGCACTGGCAGCATCTTCCTTGACACTGAATTCACCCAATCGGTGCCGCCTTCCGTCAGCATGTATGTGAGCCTGCCATTTACCGCTTTGCGCATTGAATGAAACACCGACGTAGCCAGATTTGTTGTTTTTGTTCAGACCACGATTCTGTCCGTTTTCGGCATTCGTGCATACCCTAAGATTCGTAATCCGATTGTCGGACCTATCACCATTGATATGGTCTATGTCGCCGTCTGGCCATTCCCCATACACATGCAACCACGCTAGCCTATGGCTCCTGTACCCTTTTCTAGAAATCATGATACTCTGATAGCCTCTGCCATCAGGGGTTCCGGCAATATCTCCGGGATTCATCCGATACCATTTGATCCTCCATCTAAAGACCCCGGTGCATGCATCGAAATCTAGGAGATGGCGCAGGCGAGCAGCAGTAAGATTGGCGGTAGCCATGATGACCTCTCGTACAGGTTGTTTGGTTAGAGCCCGTGTCGTGTTCCACCACTTCACGGGCTCGTCTATTTTCCCTGCCCTCTTTGAGGAAAGCAAGAGCATAAGGCCCGCCCTTTCCGTTAGGGCGCTATCATTGCTGAATGGCAACATCACTATCCGCACGAGTAGCAGCATCTCGCGAACGTCTCAAAGCAGCTGGCGGGCGCGCAATTCCTCGCGGCATGCTCCAGCCAGACGCAGCCCAGGCGCTGGCTGAATTACTCGCAGCCGGATACGCCCGCTCGGAGACCGGCGTTATCAGCGCCGCCCTGCTTGATGCACAAAAAAAAATGAATAGGGCAGCAAAAAACACTTGACGTTAGAGCGCTAACAAAGCATAATTGCATTCATGGTGATCGAGATTGATTGCCACCGAGTCCAGGCGGTACCTGGCGTTCCACAAGGAGCACCCATCATGCAAAACCAAATCAACCTCTCACCCGAACAAATCGAAGAAGACTTCGCTGAACTTGGCGGCTCGGTCATGGTCTTTGGCGAAGAGGTGGACGGTCTGATCTATACGGCTGACACTCTCGATCAATTTGAGATGGCGGCCCAAGGTTGGTCTGAGTACAAGAGCCTGACGCGGGAGCTTTCGGAAAGCGGCCATGCTGCGCTGGTGATCATTGGAGCGCAGCCGAAAAAAGGTGACACGCGCCGAGACATCGTGATCATTGACTACGGCACCGTCCGCGCGGTCAACCAGTGACGACAACCCCGCGCCCTGCCGGGGCGCTCTTGGAGAACACCATGAGCTTGCAAATCGATACCGCCGACGAAATCCTGCTGGACGGCCAGCGCACCGGCCTGGGCGTGACCCAGCGCCGCGATGGCACCGTCGTGTACACGCGCGAGCGGCCCGGCGTGCGGTACGCCGGACACAAGATGCCGCACGCCCGTTACCTGCTTGGCTCCGACAGCCTGATCACCAAGCCGGGCGTGGCCACGCGCGCGCAATTCGAAGCCGACGTGCGGGCTCTGCTGGAGACGCTGTGAGCCTCGCTGACCACCAACCGGCTGGGGCGGAGGCGGCAGCGGCGATGTTCGCGGAGGCCGTTGCACGCACTGGGCTGCTCACGATGCAGGATGCGATTCAACGCGCGCGCGTGTCATACAAGACCATCGGCAAGCATCGCCGCGCCGGGTTACTCAAGGGCGAGAGGCGGCTGGTGTTCGGTAAATTGATCTGGATGTTCGAGCCCGCCGAAGTGGCGCGATACGCGCAGGTCGCCGCCGCCGAAGCGCAGCGCGCAAAGTGTGAGGGTAGGGTGCGGGGTGGTCGCGCCCGTGCTATTGCCCCTGTTGGCTTCCGCACGGTGGCCGATCTGGTGCGTGAAAGCGGGCGCACCGTGTGGTGCATCTACGATCACATCGCCGCCGGAACATTGGCGGCCGCGCCAAATGGACTCAAAGGCGCCTATCTGATTGCGGAGGAAGATGCGGCCGCCTGGGTGTCCACGTGGCGCTACTTGCCGCTGCTGGAGGATACGGCCACCATCCCCGCCGCCGCCCAACGATTCGGGGTACCAGAGGCCACGCTGCGTTCGGCCATTGCGCGCGGCGACGTGGTCACCCACGCCTTTGGCGATGTCCGCACCCAGGCTCGGGCCGGAGCCCACGTCGGGCGGGCCATCAGCCGCGTTCGGCTGGGCGATGTGCGCGAACTGGCTGATGCGCTGCGCAAAAAACCCGCCTAAACACCCCCTGTCGTGGAATTTTTGGGGGACATGGACAGCCGCAGGCGCCTCCCGATGGATTGACGCGCAACCTGCACGCAATCGTCCATGTAGTTCGCCGCCCTCTTGCCCATCTCACCCTGAGGCAACCTCGCCTCCCCTGTCCCGCTGCACGCCTTGCAGGCCCGTCCCGACGTACGCCCGGTGCCGGGTATCACCTCGTACCGCACGCCGTCGCACTTGCTGCATACCTTGTGCAGCCACCACGCGATGATTGCGAGCGCCCCGTCCTCGGGCTTGTCGTGGCCCCATTCCTTGAGCTGTATCGCCAACTCCCTGCGTACCTCAGGTAGTGTCTTGAGCTGCCCCATGAGCAGGATGGCGTCGGACGCCGACATGCCTTGCATACGAACGGGGCGGGCGTACTCCGATGCCAGGCGAAGCAATGCACTCCCCAGCCGGGCCGGTGCCCATGCGGCTGCGGTGAGCACGTCCGCATCTCCTATGGCTGCGTGCTCGCGCGTGTCCATCTTGAGGTTGTCGGTGGTGATGGCGGTGGTGTATCGCTCGTCGGTGCGGATCATGGGGCTCCTTCAAATGCTCTGCGGCGTCAGGCGGACGCGAACGGGAACTTGTTCAGGGCGCCTGTCACCTCCTTGCCAGCTGGTGACCGTCTCGATTTCGGCATCCACGATCGCCAAGCCGGTGCGCTCCCGGAAACGCTGCAGGGCTTGCATCACTTCGTCCTCGGCATCGTCCACGGCGGCGCGGATGGCGGACAGGGGTAGGTCGGGTTTGTCGGTCATGGCGTTCCTTTCGTGAGTTGCTTCAATTTCTGGCGGTAGGTGTCGCGTATCTCACGCACCTCGTCGTGCGTCCACTTCCGAACGGCGTTGTCTGCCTCCAGCGCGGCCACGCGCGCTTCCCCGATGCGTGCCACGACACCCGCACGGAAGGCGCCGTAGGTGGTGCCGCCTGGGCGATTGCAGTTCTTTCGCTGTGCAAAACAGTTGTCCTCGTTGAATCGAAGGTGCCCCGCACTGCTACGGCTGCGGAAGTGCCCGGCGTCCACTGATCCGCCCGGCTTCATCGGCTCGAAGGGCTGGCCGCAGCAGATGCATGGCAGGCCGGCGTCCCTGGCGCGGATGTAGGCGTTGAATGCCTCCTGCGCTTCGGCGATCAGCTCAGGAAGGCGCTTCATGGCCTCCTTCCTCCTGCGTGTCTCAGCCCTCTCCACCTTCGCAGCAGCTCGGGCGGCCTTGGCCTCTGCCCTCTCGCGCTTGGCGGCCTGGGCCTCGGTCCATGCCTCAACGCATTCGACGTGCACGATCTGGCTGGGGCGCTCGGGGGTGAATTTCGCCTTGCAGTGGGCGCACCTTGTGCGGTGGAACCCCATGTCAATCACCCCGACCGCTGCAGCGGTACGCCTCAATGAGCGCGAGCACCGCAGTTGTCACGCCTGCCTGCCACGGCAAGTGGGGACTGAGGTAGATGCAGGCCACGATGAGCCAGAAATCGCGCCCTCTCACGCCAGCCCCCTTGCCATCAAATGCTTGTGGTACGGGCCACGGATGTGCTGGTTGAATGCAGTGCGCGCCGCAGGGCTGGTGTCCAGCTCCTTGCGCGACTGCACGCCGCACACACGCTTGATGTAGGCGGCAGCGTCGTGCTCGGAGTCGATGCCAGGCTCCTGCAGGCTCAGGAAGTCGATGAACTCCGGCTCCTTGCACCACTGCACAGCGCGCCATGCCAGGTCGCCCAGGCGCTCGCGCGGCGCTGGCTTCGCAGGCTCCGGCGGCACCGGCTGCTCGTCGTCACCGATCTGCACCAGCACGGCCATGAAGCGCTTGCCCTCCAGGCCTCGGAACTTGCCCAGGTCGTCGGAGTCGGCCAACGCGAGCGTGACCTGCACCCCTTGCGTGCTGCTCTCTGACCATCGGCGCAGCTGAATTTCGCCCTGGAAGCTGGGGGTGATTTCAGCCATGGCTCGCCTCCTTGAACAGCGACAGCGTTATTGCTGGCTGTGCGCGGGGCAGAGCCCTATCGTTGAGTTGCTTGATGATTCCCAGCTCACGAACCGACAGCCGCCACTCAATCGCGTCTTGCGCACGAGTCAGCTCAGCGGCCCGAAGTTCAGCGGCCCGAAGTTCAGCGGCCCGAAGTTCAGCGGCCACGCCGTCGGCCAAAAGATAGCCGCCACCAAAAACGCTTTTGCCCTCAGCGCGCTGCGAATCCATGGCGTCGATAAATTCGCACTCATCCGCGCCAACACTGAAATCTACGGCTGCGACGCGCTGCAAAAGTGCGGCATTGCGCACATTTGCGGGGTAGCTGTATTGCGCACGTTGCCTACGTGGTGGCCGCGCATCTGTCAGCGCTTGCGCCAATGCTGGAGCGGTGCGGATGCGAACGCCTGGCTGCAGGCTGGTGATAAACGACGTGTTGATCTTCGCGCCGTTGGCGTACTCGACATCCGCGGCCACCACCAACATCGTCGGCGCGCGAAGGCTAAACAGCGTTAATGAGGGCGCGAAAAGGAAATAGTCAATGCCACGCTCATCGTAGTAGCAGCGTATCTTCGATAGGATCGAAAATGGCGGGTTGTCCAGCACCACGTCGCCTGGACGGTAGTCGAAGCAAACGAAGTCCCCACCCGGATGAAAGGGGCGCACGATGCGCCTGCCGTGCAGCCTGTATTCTTCGACGGCCCAGCGATTCACGGCAGCAAACACTTCAGGCGGCGTGAAGCAATCGTCGGTGGTCTTTTTGGCCTCGAATTTCGCCAGGAATTCCGCGTATTCCTGGGCGGCTGCGTCGATTTCGGCTTGTTGTGCACTCACTGGCTCGCCTCCTTGGAGAGGCGACGGTCGGGGCCGATGTAGGGGACGGCGGCGGGTTGCTCCACTTCGCGCGCCTTCGCCTCGGCAAGCAGCGCGCCATAGGCCACCGCGTCCTCGGCGCTGTCCGCGTGGTAGCCCGGCCGCTGAAACAGGCGCACGTTTTTGAGCACGGACAGCAGCAGCCAGCCCTCGGCTTCGCTCAAGTCTCGCCCGGTGATGGCGTTGAACGCTTGCACGGCCTTGCCCATGCTGCGCTCGCCTTCGGGGTTGTCGTAGGTGGCTGCGCGGGCTTGCATGTGGCCGGCTGCGGCTTCGAGGATGGATTGGGCGGTGGTCATTGCTGCTCCTGCTTTCGTAGCGCCTTGCGCCTGTGTTGCACTGCTGTCCTCCTTTTACGGAGGGATTTCACCCAGTGGCCCCCCTACCCCCAACGGCCTTTTTTGCCGGGAGGAGGGAGACGCCACCGCGCGAGAGTTCTTCACCCCCTTACGGGCACCGACCAGTTCCAGCGCGGGTACTTCCTTCATTCGCTGCAACCCCCAGGTGTCGGTTCAATAGGCCCCTGCCGGGAAGCTGGAATTGCACCTGCGCCCCCGGTAACCGCGTTGTGATGGGCGGCTTCCACCGTGTTCTTGCTCCTGTCAGCCCATGCAGGCCCGGTTACCTTGTTTCTCGACGTGGGAGCGGCGTCTTGGCTAGGTCACGTCACATAGCGCGCCTTCGCCAGAATCTGTCGCTCGATCCGCTTGTGGCCGCCCTGGCCAAATTCGAGGAGGGCGTCCGCGAAGTCCGTGCCTTCGATGCCTTCGGGCCAGGCCACGCCGGCGCCGATCAGCTCGGCCGCGTTCTCGGCCTTCTCGCGGCCCGGGTTGAAGCCGCGGCGCGCCTGCGTGCCGTGGTCGTCGTCGGCGCAGATCACCACGTTGCCCTTCGGGCGCAGGTGGTTGACCACGTGCAGCAGGTTGCCGGCGTCGAACGCCACGATCACGCTGGCGTGGCGCACGGCTTGGAAGATGGCAAGGCCCGTGGCGAAGCCCTCGCAAACCGCTGTCACGGCGCTGCCAGGGCGCTGCAGGGTGTAGGAGCCGCCCTTGACTGGCGCGCCCTTCCAGAATCGTTTTTGGCCGTCCGGGTAGATGGCCTGCAGGCTGATGACGCGCCCACTCCACATGACGGGGATCACCATGGCCTCGCCCATGCGGCGCAGGCCTGCGCAGCCCACGGCAGACAGGCCCTTGCGCTCGACATAGGGGTGCAGGCCGCGCAGTGGCTCGGCCGCCTCCCATGCGGCGCGGGCACCTCGAATAGCGGACATGCGCGCCGCGCGCTCCTGCTGCTTGCGCCGCTCGCGCTCAGCAAGCTCAGCGGGCGTGGGCAGGCGGATTTCCGAGGAGCCATCGCGCCAGGAATTCACATCGTGGTCGGTGGCCCAGTTGCGCCAGTAGCCGCGGCCGTCCGGGTGCAGTACGTACGCGCCATTGCGCTTTCGCGGCTTGTCCTCGGTCTTGCACCGGCGCCACTTGCCATCAGCGATGACAACGCCAGGGATCAGGCCCGAGGCCTGCATGGCCTGCTCGAAGCCGATCATGCTGCAGCCCTCGCGCGGCCACGCGCAAAGCGGATGCGCAGCGCCTTGATCTTGTTGATCACCTCCATCGTCGGGGCGCGACGCTCGGTGTTCTCGTAGCTGGCCGCGGGCCACCCACCTGTCATATCCTTGAACAGCGCCAGCGCCAGCTTGCGCGCGGCCTCGGGCTCGGCGGGCTTGGACGCGTGGGCGAAGCCGCAGATTTCCGGCCACAGGCGGTCCGTCAGCTCCTTGCGGTAGCCGCCGGCGATCAGCTCCTTGAGCGTGCCCGGCACGTGCGCCACGGCAACCTTGCGCGGATACTCATGGCCGCAGCACGGGCAGGCCGGCAGTGGCTTGTGCAGCGCACGGCACTCGGGGCACTTGACCGGCTCCAGATCCTTCTTTTCCTTCGGCTTGGGCTTGTCGCGCTTCTTGCCGTCGTCCAGCTCTCCCGCGCCGAAGTCGAAGAACGTCTCGCATTCCTCGAAGAACCGCGCGCAGTTGCCGCTGTGGTCCAGCACCAGACAGTCGGTCTTGCCGGTCTCCGGGCTGATGCGCAGGCCGCGGCCGAACAGCTGGATGTGCTCGGCTAGGCTCTTGCGCAGCGGACGGGCCATGATCACGCACGACACGTCGGGCACATCGAAGCCGCGCGACGCAGCCGTCACGGTGATCAGGCCGCGGATGGCGCTGTCGGGCTTCTTGAACTCGTTGGTGGTGTCGGCGCGGTCTTCCTCGCTGTCCTTGTAGGTGTAGGTGGCCGCGTTGATGCCGGCGGCCAGGAACTGGCGCTGCAGTTCTTCCACGTGCGCCGTGTCCACGGCTGAGCAAATGAACTTGCGCCCCTGGCCGTGCTTCAGGTACTCGGCCACCACGTCGCCAACGACCTCCAGCGCCTTGCCGCTGGCCTCTTTTTCGTCCCACTCGCCGGTGGACTTCACCGTCACGCCGGCCATGTCGGGCTCAGCGCAGGAAAAGATGCGGTACGGGCTCAGCCAGCCCTGTTCGATCAGCGCGCGGGTGGTGGTCACGTTGATCACCACGTCGAACCACTTGCCCAGGCCGCGGGTGAACGGGGTCGCCGTCAGGCCGATCACGATGGAAGACTTTTCTTCCATGCGGGCCTTATGGGTCGTGTGCAGCACGTGGGCCTCGTCGAACACGTCCACGGCGGTTTCGGGCCAGCGGCGGCGGCCCAGGGTCTGCACGCTGCACAGTTGGATCGGCAGCTCAGGCGCCCAGCGCAGGTGTCCGCCCTGGATCACTCCGTGGTCAATTTGATAACGGTCGAACGTGTCGCTTGTTTGTTGGATCAAGGACAGTCTGTCGACAACGAAGCTCGCGCGATTGCCTTTGGCCTGAGTCATCGCCATCAAAGCGGAGGCCAAGACGGTCTTGCCCCCACCTGTGGGGGCCACGATCAGCACGCGCTTCGCGCCGTCGCGGATGGCCTGCCGAGCGCGATCAAACGCCTGCTGCTGATAGGGGCGGAGATCTATGTTCATATCGTGCAGCCCTCGTGCAGTTGGCGCTTGGCGTTCACGTAAGCTGCATGCGCGGCCTCTGCGGTCTTGAAGTAGCCAAGACTGTGTTTCGTGCCCTGCGCCTTGATGCAGGCGTGGAACAGTTGGCTTGCCTTGTGGAAATGGGCGCCTAGAAGCCCAGTTCCGCTGTCGGAGCGGACACTCCGGCGGTTCTCGCAGTTCACGCGGCGCGCAACGTCGCGCAGGTTGGAGAATTGGTTGTTGAGACGATTGCCGTCCAAATGGTCAATGTCGCCGCAGGGCCAATCCCCAGTCACCCACAGCCAGGCCAGCCGATGCGCCTTGAATGCACGGTTGTCCACGCTGATTTCGCGATAGCCGTGAACGTCGGTGGAGCCCGCAATGCGTCCGGCAAAGCGGGCGTTCCAAATCTTCGCGACCCGGGCTGACGAAAAGTCCGAAGCAGGCCGGACGTTCCAGCGAAGCAAGCCGCTTGCGCAGTCATAAGCAAAAAGCGCCCTCACCCTGGAGGCCGTCATCTCGGTGGTCATGCGGCCTCCTTCTGCTGCGCCACCAGCTTGCGCAACGTCGAGACGAGATAACGCGGGTCGTCCACGCCCAGGATGTCGCAGCACTCCTTCACCTGGTTGCCCAGGCGACGTGCGAACTTCTGGTTGAGGGCAGCCTTATCCATGGCCTCGGACTGCTGGCGCACAGCGTGGTCGCGCTGCAGGATCATCTTGTGCAGCTCGGCCTTGGTGTCGTCGGCCGTCAGGATGGCGATTTGCTTTTGCAGCTCCTCGTTGTCGCGCTGCAGTTCTTCCAGCAGGTCGGCCGGGTCCTCGTGTAGGTCAGCTTCGGTGATCACGTCGCCGGTGGGAGCCACGACGTGCAGCTTCTCGGCTTCCTTGATGCGCTGCGCGCCCTTCTTCTCCAGCCGGGCGGACACGCGCGCACCCTCTGCGCTCACACGATCCTTCCACTGCGCCACCTCGGCCTCGAACTCGGCTTCTGGCACAGCAGCCAGCTTCTGCGCACGGCTGGACAAGTCTTTGCTGATGCCGGCGTCAGCGAGTTTTGGTGCGGTCGCTGCCGACGACCGCACCTCTTTTGGTGTGTGTTGATTCACGCCAGCACCGGCTGCGCCCTTGCTCAAGCCGCCATCGGACTTTTGCTGAGCAAGCATCTCGCCCAGGCGACGCTCGGCACGAATGCGAATCTCGGCTGCGGTCACCTCCAGCGTCTTGTCCTTAGCCATCTTTCCATAGGCCTGCATGGCCGCGGCCTTGTCCGCCCATGCCTTCACCTCGTCCACGGCCTTGCACTCGGCCAGCGCGCGGCAGGCCGCTTCGTACTTGATCAGTTGGTTGCTCATGGGAATCCTCACGCAGCGCGGGGCACTTGCCACTCGAAGCCGTGGCAGCGCTGGAACATGGTTTTGGGCAGTGCGTCCTTGCGGGTCAGCGCGCAGCGGCCGCCGCCCTGCAGGTGCTTGCACTCGATGCAGGCGCGCATGTCGCGGGCGCCGATGTCGCGGTCACGGTTCAGGCACTTCTCGGCCAGGGCCTCGGCATCGGTATGGGTCAGGCCGCGGCGCGCGAACAGGCCGGCGCGCGCCAGGAAGCGCTTGATTTCGTCGTCGGTCCAAGGCGTCATGGCGTGCTTCCGGTGTTTTTGAGTGCTTGAAAAAGTCAGTGCGGCTTGGCGATCGGCGCGCGGCCGGCCAGCACGTCAGCGAACTGGGCAGACGTGCCGCGCTTGATGGCTTCGGCCAGTACCTGCTCTACGGTCTGGCCTGTCTTGCGCGCGATGCGCTGGGCTTGCTTCAGCTGCTCGTCGGTGGGCTCGCACGTGTGCGGCCATTGGTGCGGGGGCGTCGAGGACATGCGAGTGCCTGAAAAGGTGCTGCTCAGGCGCACACATGGCCTTGAAGTACGTCTCGCTTTTGCGTCGAGGCGTGGAGACACTGGCCCCCATGCAATTCCTGCTCGATCACATCCAGGCCGCGCTCCAGGGCGCCGCGGCTGACCACGGACGTTTCGCCCCCGGTCATTTCCACGAGGCGCACCAAGCGCTCGTAGACGTAGGTGTCCAGATAGACGGGGACGCGGTTGCGACGGATGCGCTTCGGATCGGCGTACATGTAGTGGTCTCCCTTGGTGGTGCGGGCTTAGGCAGCCGCTTTGTGCCCCTGGGGGGCTTGCTTCTTGGGGGTGGGGTGCTTGGCCAGCGCCAGCAACTTGAGCGCGTCGTCAGCGCCAGCAGCAATCTCACCGGACTCCCAACGAGACAGCTTCGACTGGCTGATGCCGGTGCGGCGGGCGATCTCCGACTGCGAGAGCGTCTCGCGCAAGCCGCGGAGGATTTCTGAAATGCTTTGCATGCCTCCACATTCTATGCACAACTGCATAGAAAGCAAGGCATTTTTGCATTACGCGTTAATGCATAGTCCAGCCATGGACGGAAGAACCTTTTTGAAGGCGGTAATGGACGCGCGCGGCCTGAACCCCCATGCCCTTGGCGCCAAGAGCGGAAATCCGTCTCTCCAGTCCACGGTGCACCGCTACCTGGAACGGAAGGTCAATGAGCCACGGCGCGCCACCTTGCAGCCGTTGGCTGACTTCCTGCAGGTGGACGTGGCCGCGTTTTTCGACGCCGACAAGGCGCGCGCCGAGCTGGCGCGCTTGGGGCTGCTGGCCGGCCCCAGTGAAGAAAGCAACGTCTCCGAAGGCCCCGCCATCCGTGGCCCGTATCCCCTGATCTCCGAGGTACAAGCCGGTATGTGGACTGAGCTGTGCGACAACTTCGCCCCCGGCGATGCCGAGGACTGGCTACCGTCAACGAAGAACCTGGGCGAGTGCGGCTACATGCTGCGTGTCAGGGGCAAGTCCATGGAAGTGCCGGGTGCGCGCGTCAGCTTTGCCGAGGGGATGGTGCTGCATGTCAAGGCCCCGGCAGACCCCCAGCCGGGGGACTTCGTGATCGTTCGCAGGAATGGGACCGATCAAGCCACATTCAAAAAGTACGTCATGATCGACGGCCACCCGTACCTGGAGGCCATCAACCCCGATTGGCCGAAGGAACTCAAGTACCTGCCCATGCAGCCCGGCGACACGTGGTGCGGGGTCGTGGTGGATGCCTCGCTGGGTGGCTTGAGTAGGGCTTGATGCTGACCGCCGCCCTCCTCACTTTGAGATCTTGGGCAAGGTGTTGACAGTGTGGCGAAGCGAGCAGCTCTAGGCGAGAGGCGCGCAACTAGGGATTCCATAAAGGCAGGCGTAAGCGTTGCAAAGTAACATGCTGCAACAACCACAGGAGCGACCATGAAATCTATCGTTGCAGCATCAGTCCTAGTGCTGTCCACACTTTCTTCCAATGCCGAGCTGGTCAATATTAGCGCCACAGCAGCTTTCTCTGGCAGTCAGCGCGCGGTAGCTTGCAGCATCATTGACACTGGCACCATTCCCATTGCTGGGGGCGTAATGCTCTTCATTTTTGCTGAAAGCGACGGTGCGAGCGATGCTTCAATCCGCGCGTGGTCCCTGCAACGCGACTTGGCCGTCACCAACGAGAACTGGCAAGCTGGGTTCGATATGCACGGAAATGGCCGGACTGTCCATGTCGCTCTTCGGGATCTGGACGAACGCAACGGCAATCCCTACGGCACCCTGCTCCGCTCGCCCGCGCGCCCTTCGGATGCCGCTGTTGTTTTCCCGGCCCTGCTAGGCGAAGCCGTTTGTGTTGAGTCATACGACCGCTCGGGAGCGCCTGCCCCGGTAAACGTCAGTATCTCGATTACAGACCTGAATGCGATCGCATTCAAAAGCGCGCAACTCAAGGCCAAGAGCCTCCCGCTCGGAACCGATGAGTTAACCCCACGGGCTCTGGAAGAGCTCTCCAGCAAACTTCCAGAGTAGCGTTCGCTGTGGCGCCGCGCTGGTGGCCCTGGGATCATGCGTCAAGCCGGGATCAACCGCCGGTTCTGACTTGCAACGCCAGACCTCATGCTGGTTAAGGCGGCGCTTGCCAAGGCACTCCATCTTTCGTAGAATCGAGACGTTCCCGAAAGGGGCTGCGAGTCTGGCCCGCGAAAGCGTTGACCAGCCAGGAAGAACGGCGATGACAAGCTCTCTTCTCTGAAATCCAGGGGCGCTTCGGCGCCCCTTTGTCTTGGTAGCGCATACTTCGCGCCATGCTCTCTGCCGCCCTCCTCTGCCTGGTCGTCGGCATCAGCGACGGCGACACCCTGGCCGAGCTAGACAAGAAGCCCAAGGGACATGAGGTGGGTAACGGCTGATTTTGTGCTGGGTGGGAGCGCTGCGCCTACGTAGTTGTCCTACCCCGCTTGTGGCACGGAACTTACGCGCTGCGTAGCGCTCTGTATATACAATTCTTCCTATGCGGATGTTCCTCTCCCCAGCAACGCGCCAGAAGTTGGCTCGGACTGATCACAACGTTACCGAGCAAGAGATCATTCAATGCTTCGCCAACAGGGATCGCGTGTTCCTGACGGACACAAGGCCGGAACATCAGACGCCGGTGCCGACGCAGTGGTTTGTCTCGGAGACAGATTACGGAAGGAAGTTGAAAGTTGTGTTCATCTGTGATCCGGCATCCAAGATTGTGGACATCAAGAGCGCCTACCCTGCTGCCCCGGAGGTCGAAAGAATTTATACCAAGTACGCAAGCTTACTGACCTAGGAGAAAACTCATGAATGAAGACCGCCAGATCGACTATGACAGCGTGGGAATGGACGAGGCCCATGTAGCCGTCGCTCCGGCTGAACTGTCGGCTGCGCTGGATGACGCACTGGAGCTGCAACCCATCTCCATTCGCCTGCAAAAAGACTTGCTGGAAAACCTCAAGGCATTGGCAAAACTCAATGGCCTCGGCTATCAGCCCCTGATTCGTCAGGTGCTCACCCGGTGGGTGGACTGCGAGTTGAAAAGCATGCTCAGAGAAAGAGCCTCTCAGATGCGCCCTGAGGAAAGCCGGCCAGAGGCAGATGCTGGCTGCGAAGAAGAAATGCGCAAAGCGGCGTAACCCTCCCAAAGTCCCACCCAAGCCCGCCCCGAGCGGGCTTTTTCATGGACGGATGAACGTCGGTATCCACGTCGGGTCGTAGGCCCCGCCCGGACCGCTGTGCAAGTCCCAGATCGTCGCCCCGATCTTCACCAGGCGCTCCATGTCCCGCTCGTAGCTGTCTGAGTGCACATCCAACTCAGCGATGAGAGCCGCGACATGCGCGATGGCGCTTTCTGGCGGCAGCGCCCCGCCTACCTTCGCCATCTCCACGATCTTGAGCACTACGTCGGTCTGATTCATGGCCGCACTGTAGCTCTACAGCCGCCCACCGTAGCGGTTTTTTGGCAATCAGAACCGGGGAAGAAGGTCTAGGAACCCGCGTGCATCACGAAAGTAGTTACGGAAAGCGTTCGCAACCTCGTTCGGCTTCTCGGCCCGGATGTACACCACGTCAACGTCCGGCTTGTCGATTTCGATCTGGTTGCGCCGAGTCATGGCCTGCTTGGACGACTTGAACGGCTCAATCGCAAGTTGGTTGTTATCGAACATCAGAACCAAGTTCTTGTTGTTCGGCACACCCACCGCGCCAGCACTCAGAGCGCGCAGCCTTGCCAACACCCCGAGCCGATGCTCCAAATCCATCAACTCGCCCTCCACTTGAGCATCTGTCAAATCTGGCGCGGCACCAAACATGCTCTCACTGTTGCGGGCGATGTATTCACTGGCAAGGACGAATAGCCGCTCCCGATCCTGATTCGTGCCACGGTCGAACTTCACCCTAGCGTTGTCGATCAAATCCGAAATCTCAACTGCCGTGGCCCATGCATGCTGGGCGTTGGTGCGGTACTGGATTTCTACGCGCAGCCCATTCCAGGCATTGCCCGGCGCATTGGCAACGTGGTACTTGAACACGTCATGAAAGCCGCGATACCCCGTTGACTTCGGGTTGGCCAAGTAGTCGTACTTCCCGCTACTGGCGTATTCATGCGATGAGCGCGTACCTGCATGGAACACCTCCCGAAATTGGGTCAATGCCCGAACATCCGGGAAGATGATGCGGCAGCCCGCCAGGTCGTGCATGGAAGAAACATTGGCCGCGCGGCCCGTGGCGAGCTTGTCCCGCACCGTGCGCAAGCGCTTGAGGCGCTGCACCATGACATAGGGCTCATCCCTGATCCACCTGCGCAGTGTGTTCTGGAACGTGTTCAGGACATAGGCATGGCAGTCCCGCCATTCCTGAACGATCTCTTCATCTCGCTGCGTGGCCGTCCCGGCGGCAATGGCATCGCCAGCACGGCGAATCTCTACCTTGCTGCTTGCCCCTGGCTTCACGAAACCGTCTGACATGGTGCGCCGATTGTGCACTAGGCCGTCAGCGCATATCCAGGCTCGGGCGGGTCGCTTTTCCATCTCTTGAGTGGTGGGCATGGGGGGAGTGTAGGTAATTTCACGAAGACAATGCAAAAGTGCATTGACATGGCTATGCATAAGTGCATAATTCACCCATCGACAGCACACCAGTGCATCGACGGGGCAAGCGGATCGGCGCAGCCCGACACCGCATCTTTAAACCCGCTATGGATGAACGACGCCTCAGAAGCGTCCTGCCCCTCTTTGTCGGCAGATCAAAAGACAGCGCGCCGCACGAACCAACACCTGCGGGCGCCGGGCCTCACCAGCCTGGAGAAAGACGGAGCGGGGAACTCCCCGCCGCAGCACACGCCCTGGGGTCGCCAAGCCACCGGGGTATTGAATAGCCAAGGACGTGCTGCAAGCCCTCATCAGGGGGGGGCAAATCCAAGCGGCCGCCAATGACTGCTTGGATTTGGAGGATCAAATGCTGACAGCAGAACGCTTGAGAGAGGTCATGAAGTACGAGCCAGCCACCGGGCTTTTCATTCGCATTGCCGTCCGTAGAGGGATGGCCAAACGCACGCTTGGGGAAGTCGCCGGGCACGTGAATAACCAGGGCTATGTGTTGATGGAGATTGACGGCCAGAGATACCAAGCGCACAGGCTTGCGTGGCTCTATGAGCACGGCTCGTGGCCTCGGCACGAGATTGACCACATCAACGGGGTTCGGGATGACAACCGCATAGTCAATCTCAGAGATGTGCCACGCAGCTTCAACCAGCAAAACCTTCGGTCATCCATGCCGAAGCGCTCGCGCCCAGCGCCATTAGGCGTCTCCTGGCATCGACAAGCAGGCCGCTGGAGGGCAATGATTTGGAATGGCTCGAAGAACATCTATCTAGGTTTATTTGACGACGCCAACGAGGCGCACCAAGCCTATCTGGAGGAAAAGCGCAGGCTGCATCCAGGCTGCACGATCTGAAACAGGAAGCTGCCAAGCCCAGGCGGGCGCTCAGGTGGACGCAACAAGCCGGGTTACAGGGCACTGATAGTCATCAGCAAAGCCGGAGCCAGTCCGGCAGCAGGAGCCCGCAGCACGCGGGGAGATGCCTGCAGGCCCTTGGCAACAGGGGCAAAGCCAAAGCCTTGCGGGTCAGGGTTTTGGCATTCAACCAAGGAGAGAGACATGGAAGCAAAGCACACGCCGGAGACTTTCGAGCAAGGCTGGGCAGCCCGCCCTTTCGCCGAGCAATTCCCGGAGCTGCCTGCGGACCGTGCGGCATGGCTTGATCGGCTCAACGTCGGCATCACGGATATGTTGCTCAGTGGCCTCATGACCGACTCAGCGGCCGATGCAGCGCGGAACAAGAAGTTTCCGAAGATCGTCTCGCAAGAGTTGGCAAAGGCCCGGCGCGCTGCCAAGGCCACCCAGTAACCCCCACTCCCCGGCAGTGCCGGGGGCTGGATTGCTTTGATGGGCGGCGGCGACAAAGTATCGCGAGAGCGAAACACGGGGTCGCAACACAGCCGAACACGCGAGGGCTAGCGACCTCGGGAAGACAGCTAGACCATGCCCAGGCGGCGCGCAAGCGCGGGGACGTGGCTTGTGAGGCACGTCAGACAGTGTCATAGCGGGGACTGGCCGTCCTGCCCGCCCTTCAAAGCAATCCCCCCCCAATTCAACACACTAGGAGAAGAGAATGAGAAGTTCCCGTTCGTCTTTGCTTGCCGCAGTCGCTGCGATGGCATCAATTGCAGTGACTGGCGCTGCAGAAGTTGTTCGCGATTCGTCGTCACCCGCTCTTGTTCCGCCGCGCGCTGCCGAGAAAGTGTCAGGGACAGCGAACCGCCGAGCACCCGGCGCACACAAAGCCACCCACCGCGCCGCAATGAAGTTGCGCCGCGTGAAGAAACACAAGGCCCGGCGCCGCTAACCCCATACCTGTCTTCCTATAGACAGGGCAAGCCACCTGGGCGTGATGCTCAGGGCCCTCACCGACCAGCCGGATAGCTGGCGCGAAGTAACTGCGAAAGCAGGAGAACGGACGGGGCGAAACGCCGTCGCTGGATGCGTAACCAGCACCATCTGCAACGGCGAAACCTGTGCCGCCAGAACGCACCGGGACAACTGCACGGAGGATGCCATGTAAACCGCTCTACCTTGAGGAATGACCATCCCAGCGTCGTTAAAGGCTGGGGCCATCATTGAGTCGGAATTGGCCGGGCTGTCGGCTGGCCGTAGAGCGAAGCGAAGCACAAGACGCGACGCGCGGTTTTTCAAGACCTGGGGCTCAGCACCAGGACGACTCAATGATGGTGAATGCGCAGTTGCGATGCGCAGTGTCTAGGGGACTGGAAGCGGCCACATCGGGACACCGACCACGGCAAAGAAGGTTCCGGCCTTCCATCAAAAACCGGGAAACAGGCAACCCCCAGCCAAACGACATGCGCATCAACCTTGGCGGGCGCATGCGGGGATCGGCCCCACAACACGCGGAAGCAAGCCGGACAAGCAACCGGCCACCATCAACCCTTTACCCCTCGCCCCCCCACGGGGGTTTAGCCCAGCCACTGCGCTGGGCTTTTTTCTTCCCTTGGCCCGCCACTTCGCGGGCTTTTTCACGCATGGAGAACCCCATGAATGAGCAAGTCAACGCCACCCATCGCGCGATCTTGAACCGCATGTTTCGCCCGATCCCCGACGACTACGACCACCTAGCCCGCGAAGAAGCGCGGCGCGATGCCGCATACGAACGCACGCGCAGGGCTCATCCTGATCCGCGCGATCCCGATCATCCCGACGAACTGGAGGAAGCGTGATGCCACCTATCGAGAACATCAAGACGGGCCTTTTAGCCCTTGGAGCGATCCTGATCCTGCTGATCCTTCCTGCGTTCCTTGACGGGCAGAGCGCTACCGAGGTAGACGCAGCAGTTGCAGCGGAGGCAATCGCCGCCCCACTGGATGCGCGTGAGCAAGCGCGGCGGGAGTGGCTGGAGCAGTTTGCGGAGGCGCGGCGATGAGCATGGTCTACATCCGCAAGACCTACGGGCTGACCGTGAAGGTGGGCGATCAAGTCTCCATCCGCAAGGGTGCGGGAACTTGGTTTGACGGGCTGCAAGGAAAGCTGCTGCGTGCTCACGGCCAGTACCTCGTTGTCGCGGGTGAGACGTGGCGCGGCAACTTCCACCCTAACGACGTTGAGCCGCTGGAAGCCAAGCAATGACCACCCCCACCGAATCCCCCGAGGACATCACCCTCACTCCCCTTGAATCCCTTGTGCTGTACGCCCTCGCGCTTGTCGGGTGCTTTGCATCTGCTGGCTTTGCAGCAAGCCTCGCAGCTGCGTACTGGCTCTATTGAGGACACCATGAACACCCACCCAATGCTTCAAGAGTCGTGGGACGAAGCCATGTCCTGCGCACAGATCGAATCCGACCAAGTCCACCACCAAGCAACCACCAAGGAGCACCGACATGAGCATTGCAACCCTGATTCTCGGCGCCAGTGGCTCGGGCAAGTCCACCAGCCTGCGCAATCTCGACCCCACAAAGACGCTGCTGATCCAGTGCATCAAAAAGCCCCTGCCCTTCCGTTCTAGTGGCTGGAAAACCAGACTGTCGCTCAAGGCGGACGGCAACGTCATCCAGACCAGCGACCCCGCCCTGATCGAGCGCCTGATGCGCCAGTCGCCCCATGAAATTGTGGTGATCGACGACTACCAGGCGGTGCTGGTCAATGAGCTGCTGGCGCGCAGCAGCGAGAAGGGCTACGACAAGTTCACGGACATTGCCAAGGGAGCCTGGAACATCTTTCAAGCCGCTGGCGCGCTAGCAGAGCACCGCCGCGTCTACATCCTGGCGCACACACAAACCGATGACTTCGGCAACGTCCGCATGAAGACCGTTGGAAAGATGGTGGATCAAACCCTGGTGCCCGAGGGCTACTTCACCATCGTCCTGCGTACCGAAGTCATCAATGGGCAGTACCTGTTTCGCACGCAGACCAACGGCCAGGACTGCGTGAAGTCGCCCGTTGACCTGTTCTCCGACTTGACCATACCGAATGACCTGGCCGCCGTTGACGCCGCCATCGCAGATTTCTATCAACTCTCCACCACCGAAGCCTGAAAGCACCAACCATGTACCAACTTGACGCCCAATCCGCACGCGAGGCCGATTCCATCGGCTCCTACCTGACCGAAACCGGGAAGTACATCGGCCAGTTCACCCGCGCCGAAAAGCTCGTGTCCAAGAACAAGGGCACCCATGGCATCGGCTTCACGTTTGAATGCGCCGGCCAGTCCACCCGTTTTGACATCTGGACGATGGACGCAAGCAACAAGCACCTGGGCGGCTTCAAGGCCATCAACGCCATCATGGCCTGCATGAGTCTGCGCGGCATCGCTCCTGCGCCGGGCAAGGTGGAGCGCTATAACTGGGACACCCAGCAGCGCGAAACCGTGCAGGCAGAGGTGTTCCCGGAACTTGTCGGCAAGCCCATCGGCCTCGTGCTGCAAAAGACCGAGTACGAGAAGATGCGCGACGGCCAATACACCGGGGAAACCGGCTGGCGCCTGGAGATGCTGGCGCCCTTCCGGGCTGCGGACGAGTTCACCGCAGGCGAAATCCTCGACCGCAAGACGAAGCCGGAAAAGCTGGCGGCAGTGATGGCGATGCTCACGGATCGCCCGCTGAAAAAGCGCGCAGGGCCTGCACCAGCCAGCGCGGCAGACCGCCAAGCAACGCGGCCCGGCGCACCCGGCAGCGGCTTCGATGACATGGATGACGACATCCCCTTCTAACCATGCCAGTCCGCGACTATCGCACCTACGCCCTCACGCCCGAGGGCAAAGCTGCAAGAGCCAGGGCGCACGCAAAGTACATCGCCAAACGCCGCTCACTGAATCAACAACCCAAGGCCAGCACCGCCGCAGTAGCTGGCCTTCTTCTTTCATGGGGACGCAAATGACCTCTCTGACACTTTTCGACCTCGCCCAGCAAGTGCGCGAGTCCGTGAACCAGATCGACCCCGATACCGGGGAAATCATTGAGAGCTACTCCGATAGCCGCGAGCTTTTCCAATCGAAAGCAGTGGCTTGTGTGGCATACGTGAAAGAAGAAGGCGCAACGCTCGAAAGCGCCAAGGCCATGGTGAAGGACATGCTGGCGAAGATAGACGCCCGCGAAAAGCGCCTGAACCGCTTCAAGGACTACGTGGCAGACTGCATGAAGGCGACGGGCATCACCGAAGTGAAGCACGATCTTGGCCTGTTTGGCGCAAAGCTGCACCTTGGCCGCGATGAGTCGGTGGAGTTGGAGGAAGGCGCGACATTCCCTGCGGATCTGTGCAACGACCCCAAGCCGCCAACGCCCAGCAAGACAAAAATCAAAGCAGCCATCAAGGCCGGGGAAGCTGTTGCAGGCGCAAGCATCGTGCGCAGGGACCGGCTGACGATCACATGAACCGAGCCATGCGCCGGGCCGCTGCCCGGCAGAAGCCAGAGCCCGCCAAGTACCGCAAGAGGTCAGACGGCGGCCTCATCGCCATCGGTCGAAGCTCCAATTTCAGCGAGCACGAGTTTGCTGTCCTGTCGAACGAAGCGCGGATGGCATGGCACAGACTGCAAACCGGCGATGCCACTACTGCGGACTACGACGCACTGGTCATGGCCGTGAACGTCACAAAGGTGATGGCGGAGGGCTTCGGCCCTGCTGCCGTAGACGTGATGGAGCATGCGCAGATGGCAATGTACGAGATAGGCCAGCGCTACCGGCGTTCAGGCAGATTCGGGGTGGATGCCTTCGCCCTCAAGCACATGCCCGATGCGCTGGATTTTCACGACGAATGCCTGCGCAACTGCACCCCTTGGCAGATGACGCGCGCGCTTGAGACTGTCTACGCCCGCCTGGAGCGCGTCCGCTCGCAAGCCTAGCCAGTAAGGCCCATCAACCAACCAGCCCGCACCAGCGGGCTTTTTTTATGGAGTCCCCCATGGCATCCGCTGACTTCTTCACGCGCCTTGTGGCGATGAATTCCATTGGCCCGAATGTCTTCCGGCCTGCCGCACCAGGCGGCGCGAAAAAGGTTTACACCTGCGGCAATTGCAATACCAGCCACGACGCTTATTTCGAAGCAGAGACATGCTGCCTGCCCGAGGTGTTTACCGAGTACCAGTGCCCCGCCTGTCAGGAAACGTATGGCGATGAAGCCTCGGCCGCCGATTGTTGCGGCAAGGCTGGTTCTGGCGCGCAGCCCATGCAGTGCCCAATCTGCATGAGGGCGGCAGATTCATTCGAAATCGCCGCTGACTGCTGCCTACACACGCACCCAACCATGACCGCGCTGGGCCGCTGGCGCGTGGCCGAGTTGGCGGAGTCTGGGACGCCCTGGGCCGAAGCCATTGCGCAAAACGTCAACCCCTGACCCGCACAACTATGGGGCGCGGCTCAAAACACAACCTGCACCGGGACGAATGGGAGCAGCGCAGGACCGAGTTCTGCGCGCGCGGCCAAGACCTCCCGCACTCGAAGCTACTAGACCTGGACGTTGTAGCCATCCGATCAGCCAAGCGGCAGCGCGAGAGCTTGCTCAAGCACATCCGCGAAAACCTATCCAACGCTGCGCTCGCCCGCCAATTCGGTGTGCACGAGCGCAGCATCGAAAAGATCATGAGCAGAGAGTCATGGACGCACATATGACCAAACCTAAAACCCCCGCAGGCTTCGCCCTTGCCAACCACGTACCGCGAACCAAATGGGAAGCCCAGCGCGAGAAAGAGCGCATCACTCTGCGCGACTACGCATCCATCCCGCACCTGAACAGCACCATGCGCGGGCGGTACGAGGGCAAGGAGCTGCAGTACCGGGGGCGGCAGTGAGCGAACCCCGCGAACCCACCCTAAAGTAATGGAAGCGCCGCGCCCTGCAGGACGAGCAGCAAGTGGAGTTCCTGCAGGGCGTGCGAGCGAGAGCAGGAAATCATTAACTGGGCATTGGAGCAGCAGACATGACAGACAACACACAACCAGAAGCGCTGCGGCTGGCAATCGAATTCGCTGACTGCGTGGAGTTGCACGCAATCCCGTCGATCAATGACATTGGCGACGCAGGGCGCGAACTGCGCCGCCTGCACGCTGAGAACACCGCGCTGCAGCAGGGCTACGACGCCGCGCGGCTTGAAATCGACAGCCTTCAAGCCAGAGTGCAGGAGCTTGGCGCAATGCTGCGCGAAAACCGCTGCAAGCGGATTGTGGAGTTGGAAGCACAACTGGAGGCCATAGGCGCAGGCGGCGTGGAGCCCCTGCGTCCCCGCCAGTGCTGATGAGGGAGGGAGCAATGGATAACTACCGACCCCTCAAATGCTTCTGGTGCGGGCATGTCTTTCATCCGCTCGAAGCTATCGAAGATCACAAGCTGTGGTGCGGAGAGCGCCCGGCAGACGCATAGGGAACACCATGACCACCAATACCAATGCCGCCCTGGCGCAACTGCGTCACCTGTACGCCAACATGATGGGCGGCGAAGTGCGTGACACAGCACAAACCAAGCGCATGGCGCAGGGTTTGCTGGCTCCTGCCATTGAGGCGCTGGAACAAGCAGCCCTCACCACCGCAGCAGCAGTGCCGGCAGTGCGGCATATCCCTGTGACCGATTCCATAGGGACTACGCAGGCCGCTTTTGAAAACGGTTGGAACGCATGCGTGGATGCCCAACTCGCAGCCGCTCCCAAGGCAGAGCCAGTGACTGCTAAGGAGCCGACCGCATGGGCGGTCTACGACATTAAAAATTGTGGCAGCAAGTCTTTGCACTGGAACGATCAACACGAATCAAATGGAGACTCAACTCGTTGGAGTGCGGTACCCCTCTATGAGCCATCAGAAGCACAGGCAGCGCCTGCCGCTTTGGACGTAGAGAACCGCTCCCTACGCCGGATGCTGTGCGTGGCTCACGCCGGAGCCCTCGCGTACATGGACGACGGGGAAGCGCAAGATTGCCGCGAGATGCCTTGGATCGATTTCCTCCGCGACTCGCCCGCTGAAATCCAAGACAAGCTGCACCGCCGAGCACTGAAGCAACTGGCGGCGCCTGCCGCCGTAACCCGCATCCAGCAGCCCTACACCCTGGCTGAAATCAAGGCCAAGATCGCAAGCAACGACTACAGCGCCGAGCTACTGCTCCAGCATGCGATGCTGTTGCTGGAAAAGCCTGCCGCTGTAGCGGGGCCGCGTGAGGCTGTCGCATACCTCGACATTGGGGGAGGAGGTTACTTCGACCTTGGGTCGGATTTGTCCGATGAAGCTCTGAGGAAACTGCCCAAAGGAAGGAACATGCTTGCGATTGTGGGCACCTACGGCGTGGATGGGTACGTGCCTGTCGCCACGCCCACCTCAGCAATGTGGAAGGCGTGGCAAGCTGCGCGCGCCCAGCCCACGCCACCGGCTGCGGATCAAGAACCCTTCGGCTACTTTCGCGCAGAGCCGTTCGGTTGGACGGATTGCGCGGAAACCGATGAAGGGGCGGTTGCTCTCTATGAGCACCCCACGCCACCGGCTGTAGTGGAGTCGCTGACGGATGGCCTCTTGCAGCAGCACAACAGAGACAGCCAAGAGCTGCGCAGGCTCTGCGCGGCGCGCGATCAAGCACGCAGCGAACGCGATGCACTCAAGGCCGAAATCGCGGTCCTGGAATCGTCCTGCGCCACGCTTGGGCGGCTGGTCGATGAGCTACGGCCCGACGCCGAGCGCCTGGAATGGGTGCTGCGCCGATGCGCGGGACCGTGGCTGCGCGCATACCTCGGCATCGTCAGCGACACCAGCGACATGGACACGCTTCGCACGTTGATCGACGCGAACCGGGGAGCGCTGATCGCCCACGGCATCGGCATCAAGAAGGGAGCCCAAGATGGAACGCTGTAGCCGCTGCGGCAGCTTCGCCATCAACCATCACAGCCATGGCCGGGACGGAAGCGATCCCGATCTGTGTGATGTGTGCTACTGGCGCAAGCGCGCGGAGTTCGGTGGGAGCACCGTGACCGATCCGCTGACGGATGGGCAGATCGACGCGATCTGGAGGGAAAAGCCGCGCTACCACGCCGCGCCCATTGGCGTCACGGACATCGAGTTTGCCCGAGACATCGAAGCCGCCGCCCACGGCATCAAGAAGGAGAACGGCAATGGCTGACGCAGACCACAAGCGGATGCTGGAGATGGCGGCGAAGGCGGCGGGGTTCGACTGGGTTGATTTCTCAGGCGACATGAACCCTTCGCTCGGTTTCCCGGCGAACTGCCAGCGCGGGTACTGGCACCCGCTCGCTGACGACGGCGATGCGCTGCGGTTGGCCGCTGCCCTGCGCATTGACCTCGAATGGAATGAGCAGCGGGGTTTTCGGACTGTTGAGGCCTACCGCAGGACCGATGGCCCCCACTTCTGTGCAACTGAGGCCGAAGCCTCCTATCGCCGCGCCATCGTCCGCGCAGCCGCAGCCATAGGGGAGCAGATGCCATGACTGAGCCGACAGACTGGCCCCACATGCTCCCGTGTCCGTTTTGCGGAGGCGACGCCAGACACGACGCGCATGCCGATGACTGCTACTTCATTCTGCATCGCAAGTTCAAAAACTCGGGTGCTGATATGTCTCCGGCATTTGAAGTGCTGGCCGCTTGGAACCGACGCGCCCCACAGCCCACCCAGGCGCAGGCCGGGGCGGTGCCGCTGACCTGCGAGTGGACGCACAACGCCGACGACAGCTTCTGGGACACAGAGTGTGGGCAGTCGTGGCGATTTGATGATGGCGGCCCAAAGGAAAACCACATGAACTTTTGCCACTGCTGCGGCAAGACGTTGCGCATCAAAGGAGGCCAGCATGGCGCTGAGTGACCCTGAAATCAACCTACTGCGGCTGAAAAGCCGCGACCCATTCCACTTCGCCCGCGCCATCGAAGCCGAATTCCGCAAGCAAGACGACGCGCTGATTCTGCAACTGGTGGAGGCGCTGGAGTACCACCGCGCCCAAACGCGCCCGATTGAGCGGACTGACGAGGCAATCACCGCAGGCCGTGCGCGGCTGGAGGGCAAGCCATGAGCTTCATCGAAGTCCTATTCACGGCGTTCGCTGCCGTATTCTTAGGGGCGCTCCTTGGTTGGGCCGCCGCGCACGAATCGGTGGCAAGAGAGTGCGACAGACTCGGCGGGTTTTATGTAGGTGCGGCGACGTACAAGTGCGCGAAGGATGGCAAGCCATGAGCCGGCGCGCCCGCACGCGCAGGGGCCGACGCGACCCCATCCCCGACTTTGACGGCACACCGGAGGCAAGGCCATGACCCCCGAACCACTCTCAAACTACGCCCACTTCAAGGCACTGCCAGCAGAAGAACGCGATGCTCTCGGGTTCAAGCAATGGCGGTGCGAGCAACAAGGTACAGCCGACACAGCCCGCATTGACTGGTTGGAAGCATCGGGGGCCATCAGCATCATGCGATACCGTAACGGCCCAAATGGCCCCTTGATGATCGATGTCGAGGACGGGCGCTCTGACACAGGCGCATCAGCAAAAACGCTGCGCGACGCGATTGACGAATTGATGACTCAGGAACGCCAGCGCAAATCAGCCGCCAGCCCCTGACCGGGAAGCGCGTCAGTCAAAACAACCCAGCCCCGCCAGCCGTGGCCAGACAACGATCAACCAGCCGCCTTCGGGCGGCTTTCTTTTTGGAGGACGCTATGAGCACCGAAGGCGAATTCCTTGATCCGAAGGACATCCGCAAACTTGCGGGAGCCAGCACCACCGACCAGCAAGAAGCCTTCTTAAAGCAAGCGGGCATCCCACATAAGCGACTTGGCAGGCGTATCCTGCTGTCTCGCGCCCACGCCCGCGCCTGGCTGGCTGGGCAGGTCTTCGCCCCGTCGCGCGGCGTCAATCTAGGAGCAGTCAGATGA